TATATATATATATATTCTCTATTATTATTATTATTTTTTTAATTACAAAGGAAAAAAATAATTGACATAATCTATCAGGTGGTTCATTTTCAAATAGTTATAAAAGAAAAAACGACATAAAATCGACATAACCATGACATTATCGACATACAACATAACTATCTTCCAAAATATCAAGGAAACAGAGACCCCATTCTACCGAGATGTACGTGTAATCCTTGACAGGATTAAGAGTGGGGCAAGCAAGGAGTTGGTGAAGAAGATTAGGCAGGAGAAAGGTAAGGCTGAGCGTAACGAGATTAAGAAGCTACTGCCTGCCATCTGTTTCAGTGGTACGTTCTCCAAGCGGTCAGATTCATCCATCATTGAGCACAGTGGTTTAATCTGCCTTGACTTCGATGGGTATCAGAAGCAGAAGGAACTACTCCAAGACAAGGAGACATTATCAAAAAATAAATATGTGTTCTCCGTCTTCATCTCACCCTCAGGCAATGGCCTGAAAGTGTTGGTCAAGATACCCGCAGATGTAGACAACCATACAAACTACTTTAATAGCCTAGAAAAGGCGTTTAATTCGCCTTATTTCGATAAGACGAGCAAGAACCTTAGCCGAGTGTGTTACGAGTCCTATGACCCTCTAATTCACTTTAACGAGAATTCATCCGTTTGGGATACCATTGAGGAGGCTGAGTACACAGAGGTGAGCAAGTACAGAGACCAAGCAACCATCCCAATCACCGATGAGAATAAGATAGTTGAGATACTTGTCAAGTGGTGGCAGAAGAAGTATCCCATGGCTGAAGGGCAGCGCAATCACAATGCCTATATCTTGGCTATGGCGTTCAATGACTTTGGTATTAACAAGAGCCTTGCCTCCTACGTATTGAATCAGTTCGCAACAGACGACTTCCCACTGAGGGAGATTCAGACAACGATTGATTCAGCCTACAAGCACACCTCCAACTTCGGCACGAAGTACTACGAGGATGAGGAGAGGGTAAACCAAATCAAAGCCAAGCTTAGAAGAGGTGTCTCAAAAAAAGAGATTCGCTACCAATTGCAAGACTCCAACTTGGATAGCGATACTATTGATGCCGTCCTAAATAAGGTTGAGGAAGAGAATGCAAAACAAACATTTTGGGACAGGAACGAGAGGGGAGTTATAAAAATCGTACATATCTTGTTCAAACAGTTCTTGGAAGACAGCGGGTTCTACAAGTATTGTCCGGAGGGTGGCAAGAACTACGTGTTCGTAAAGGTTACAAACAACCTAATCGACCATACCTCAGACAAGGAGATAAAGGATTACGTGCTTGGTCACTTGCTTGACTTGGACGACATAGCCGTGTACAACTACTTCGCTGACAATACTAGGTTCTTCAAGGAAGAGTTCTTGTCGATGCTGTCAACCATTGACATCTACTTCATTGAGGATACGAGAGACGCAGCCTACTTGTACTACAAGAACTGTGCGGTAAAAATTACCAAGGATGAGATTGTTTCAATAGACTACCTAGACCTTGGCGGGTACGTATGGAAAGACCATGTGATTGACAGGAACTTCAGTATGTGTGATGTGACCGGAAGGTGTGACTTCAAGAAGTTCATCAAGAACATTTGTGGTGGAGACGACAGCAGGGTCAAGTCCATGGAGAGTACTATCGGATTCCTTCTGCACGGATACAAGAACCTATCATTCTGTCCGGCTGTGATTCTGAATGATGAGGTCATCAGTGATAACCCTGAGGGTGGAACAGGAAAGGGATTGATTATGAACGCCCTGTCCAAGATGAAGAAGTTGGTGGTGATAGATGGTAAGTCGTTCACGTTTGAGAGAAGCTTTGCGTATCAGTTGGTGTCTGCCGACACTCAGATACTTTGCTTTGATGATGTGAAGAAGCACTTCGACTTCGAGCGCCTGTTCAGCGTAGTCACTGAGGGTCTGACACTAGAGAAGAAGAACAAGGATGCCATCAAGATACCATTCAGTAAGTCTCCGAAGATTGCCATAACCACAAACTATGCCATCAAGGGTACGGGCAATAGCTTTGCCAGGAGGAAGTGGGAGTTGGAGTTACACCAATACTATTCAAAGACTTTCACGCCTTTGGATGAGTTCGGCAAGTTGATGTTTGGTGATTGGAACGATGACGATTGGTGTGAGTTTGACAACTATATGATTGGTAGCCTAAAGAACTACTTGAGGACGGGGCTAGTCAAGTCTAAGTTTGTCAACCTTAAAATCAGACAACTGTCAGCAGATACCTGCCATGACTTCATTGAGTGGTGCGGTTTGTTGGAAGGTCAGTCTAGGAACACAAGCTTGGAGACGGGTGTTAGGTTGTACAAGCAAGATTTGTACTACGACTTCATAAACGAGTATCCCGACTACGGGCCCAAGGCAAAGATGACCATCAGCAGAACCAAGTTCTACAAGTGGTTAATATCGTATGGCATCTTCAAGGAGAATTCAGTTCCGGAAGAGGGAAGGGATTTGACAGGAAGGTGGATAATCATTCACAAGAAAAAAGAGCAAGATGAAAATGCTGATTGATAGGAATCCGGGCTACTCCGACTACATGATGTGGCAATATTGCGAGCGTTTAAAAAACATAATATTGGCAAAGAGAGACACCATTGTAGGCAGGGGTAAAACAAAGGAGATAGTAAAGGTCAACAAGTACATTAACAATCCTGAGAACGAGAAGAGAATACTAAACAGTTGCGAATACTATAAGGCTCTTTATGAGAAGAAAAGTAAGGTTGAGTTTAGGGATTATCAGTTGGACATAATAGAAAAAGGTGTAGGAATATTGCTTAGCAGCACGTTCCTATACCTTGCGATGGAAGTTAGAACGGGGAAGACGCTGACTAGTCTTGGCATTGCAGACAAGATTAATGCAGACAATGTTTTGTTCATAACCAAGAAGAAGGCTATCAGTTCTATTCTAAACGACTTTGAGTTACTGTCTCCATCGTTTTCTTTATGTGTGATAAACTATGAAAGCCTTCACACTATTGACCCCGATATAAATTGGGACTTGATAATCTGCGATGAGGCTCACGGGATGGGAGCGTTTCCTAAACCAAGTAACAGGGCGGAGGCGGTAAGGGATTTGATTCACAAGAATAACCCAATGGTTATACTACTGTCAGGAACGCCAACACCTGAATCGTACTCTCAGATGTACCATCAAGTGTACGGCATACCGGGTAATCCATTCAGCGAGTTTAGAAGCTTCTACAAGTTTGCACAGACCCACGTTAAAGTCAAGCAGCGGAAGGTAAATGGTATGTTCGTCAATGACTACTCTAATGGGTTAGACACCATCATAGAGTTGATGAAGCCGTACACCATCAACTATACGCAGGCACAGGCAGGGTTTGTAGCCAAGACTATTGAGGAGGTTCTGTATGTTACGCTCAAGGATTCAACCTACAACCTTATCAAAAGACTCAAGAAGGATTTGGTAATAGAGGGTAAGACAGAAGTGATACTTGCTGACACACCGGTCAAGTTGATGATGAAGGTTCATCAGCTTTGCTCCGGCACTATTAAGTTTGAGAGTGGTGCGTCAATGATTGTAGATACCACGAAGGCAGAGTTTATCAAAGAGCATTTTACTGATTGTAAGATTGGAATCTTTTATAAGTTCAAGGAGGAGTTGGAGGCGCTGAAGCAGGTGTTCGGTGACGAGCTAACTACAGAGCTAAGTGTCTTTGAAGACACTAATAAAAACATAGCTTTGCAGATTGTCTCAGGCAGGGAGGGCATTAGTCTAAAGGATGCTGACTACTTGGTTTACTACAACATTGACTTCAGTGCTACGAGCTATTGGCAGAGCAAGGACAGGATGACCACCAAGGATAGGAAGTTTAACCATGTCTATTGGGTGTTCTCTAAGGACGGCATTGAAGAGGATATATACAAGGCGGTTACTAAAAAGAAAGATTATACTTTAAAACATTTTCAAAATGAAGAAATGTCCAAGATGTAAGGAAGAGAAACCGAAAACGGAATTCTTTAAAAGCAATACAAGGGTAGACAGATTGGCGACCTATTGCAAAGCTTGCGAGAAAGCTAGAAAGATTAAAGAGAAGGATGCATACAAAGACCTTTACGGATTAATTTAAAACAAATAACATGGAAAATTTGATAAAAAAAGCACACGATAAAATAACAAGAACAAAGGGGCTTGAATACGCCCCAACTGCTCTTGAGATAGAAAATGAAATCAACAAATCATTGACCGCAGTTGAATGGTTGGTAAAAGAACTTGAACTTGAAGGATATGACTACACTGTTCAACAAGCAAAGGAAATGGAGAAAGATAATATGCATAAGTGTGCATCATTTTGGAGAGGCAAGGAGAATGAAATAGAGAAACCAATCTTTGAAATTTATTATAACGAAACCTTTAACAAATAAACTATGGCACAACAAGAATTTATCCCATACGAACAAGCATTAGAATTTAAAGAATTAGGTTTTGAGGAGATATCGTTAGATGCTTATTATAAAACTACTGACGGTGGTGTTTCGCTTGTAAGATTTCCTGATGAAGAAAGGCAAATTAATTATCCTTTTGAGAGAATACCTGCACCACTATACCAACAAGCATTTAGATGGTTTAGGACTAAAGGGTATAGAAGTACTATATCTTCTGACTATGAAACAGGTTTATATTATTTTGATGTGTGGTATAATACACAATTTATGTTTGAAACGAATTATCAGTACCAAACCTACGAAGAAGCAGAACTTGCTTGCCTTAAGAAGCTAATTCAAATCGTTAAAAACAAATAAACTATGGCACTAACAATCGCAACAATCTCACTATGCTTATTTATCGTATTGATACAACACTTGTACAACTACATGGTTAGAGTATATTTAAATAAAATGGATGATATTCCAAGTTTGTTAGTTGGACTAACTGTGCTAATGTTTATAATAACGGGTTTGTCTTTTAGATTGTTAATACTTATAAACAAATAACATGGCACAACAAAAATGCGTATAAGTGCGTAGGCAATTATGAACCAATTTAATCAACTTTACAAAAAACAAATAACATGAATCAGACAGCAACAACAACAATCTCTTGGAAACCATCTATTGAAGTAAGGGAGAAACCAATGAGTGCGGTTATGCAATTATTGAATTTTATCTTGGTTGAACGCAGACAGGAAGATGGTTCAATCAAATTTCATGCTCACGAGGATTTCAGCAGATTTCTTCAGATTGAAAAGGACAATTTGAAAGATGCTCATTTAGATGGTCAATCATTAATTGACTATAAGGATGAATATGCTGAAGCGTATTACAATGAAAAATTCAACGAAACCTATAAAAAATAAACTATGGTAATTGAATTAAACTCTGTTTCATCAAATCTGACTATACCTTCAGGTACAAAAGCACAGATAAATACTTGCATGAGAATCGTTGGCACACAAACCGAATTACCTATTACAATAATTGGTGAGTTCAAAGATATTCCACCACATTTACATCAAATTTATATAGAATCGATGTTAATGTCTTATAGTAATGTAGATATACATAACAACACGAAAGAAGAACCAAAGAGTGTAGCAGAAAAGAAAAGTGATTGGAGAATAAATAGAATTGCAGATATATTTTTGAGGGCACTTAAAAACAAATAAACTATGGCACAACAAAATTCAATTCAATGGTTAGTAGAAAACGCAGAGGATTTTTTTGGACATCTTTTATCACCATCTATTATTGAGGAAGCAGAGGAGATACATAAAAAAGAGATTCAAACTGCTTATGAATTAGGCAAAATGGGTTATCCATCAAATCCTGAAGATTATTACAATGATTTTTTTAAAAAAGCAGACGATGATTTTAATGAACAAGAAACATTAGAACAAGCATCAGCTACTAATGTGGATAAGGTAAAAGCAGTAAGAGATGATTCGGGACATTGGTATGTCATACCAAATGAACTATACCAAAACTTCCTTAAAGACTTAGACAATGAAGATATGGTAGATAGTGGAAGGTTTAGTGAAAAGTACGGAAAGTATATGACTGGCGGAGATTTGAATTTGGTACAACTATATGCTAACAATTATAACAAATAACAATGGCACAACAAACAGCAGTAGAATGGTTATTTTATAAAATTGCAGAACAGGAATTACGAACAGAATTAGAATGGAAAGAGATATATGAAAAAGCAAAAGCAATGGAGAAAGAGCAGATTATGAATGCTTTTTTAGAAGGTAAAATAAACCATGATAAAGACTGGGCAATAGAATACTACAACGAAACCTATAACAAATAAACTATGGCACAACAAACCGCAATGCAAGAAGCAATTGAATATTTAAAATCATTCAATTTAGAAGCATCAGCAATAATACTTGAAGATAAATTTCTTGAAAAAGAAAAAGATAATATTGCAAAAGCATGGGATGCAGGATACTATGGATATTTTTCTTTAGGAACACGTGAGATAGAATTTAATAATGGCGAGGAATATTACAATATAAACTACAACGAAACCTATGACAGAGCAGCAGATACAGAGTAAAAGGATTAAAGAGCTAGAGGCACAGGGATACTACGTGATTAAACTTATCAGAACGAATAAGAATGGTATCCCTGACCTCATTGCTATACCCCCAAATTCTGACGTGCTCTTCAGTGAAATCAAAAGACCGGACGGAAAGCTTTCAAAGCTACAGGAATTTAGAATCAAAGAACTTAATCAAATGGGAATCAAAACAGAAGTGTATGGAAAGGAATGACATTGAAGTGTTACGTGATATTGTAAACATGGTTCTAGTAACCGACATAGGTGCAAAGAAAAGAATGAGATACTTGGTGGAGGGTAGGATGATTTTCGCAAAGATACTTAGGGAGTATGGGTACAGTCTGAACAGGATAGGTTCTTTCTTAGGTAAAGACCACACCACCATAATCCATTATACTAGAACAATCAACAAACTATTGGATGTAGACCTTGAGATACTAGGTAAGTATACAAAGTGTAGGGAGTTGTTCATCTTAGAGAAAGCGCCCACCTCAGAGTTGACTAGCGAGTATGATTTAAAGAATGAGATATTCAGACTAAGCACAAAGCTTACCGTCCTGCTGAACGAAAACACTTTGTTGAAAGAAAAGATGGCAAATATGAAGAAAGACTTGACTAGTAATAATAAAAGATTAAATAGAATTGTTAATTTTATAGACGAGAATACTCCAATAGGTCATGAGTTTATAATTGAAAGAAAGATAAGGAGAATGTTTAATGAATAAGGAAGAGCAATATGAAAGGGGGCGCAGGATTTCGTTTATGACGGAGGGCCACCACGACCTTGTTACTAAAATTTACGAGAATTTGGTAGACAAGAAATATATTGACGCACGCATTAACATCAAATCTCTAATGAGAGACCTAAGGGAAGTAATTAAAATAATGGAGGATGACGATTTTTGAAACCGAACAAGACCTAATAAGGGAGAAGAAAGCAATAGAAGTATTCGTAAAGATTTTTGAAGGGTCATTTAAGAAGCTAGACCCAAACGATATAGACTACAAAGTCTTTGATAAGGACGGTAAACTCATCTCATACGTTGAGGTAAAGGGTAGAATCAGGACTATGCATGATGCCTATCCTCTGCCAATATCAGCCAAGAAGCTTGTCAAGTTGGTTGATAAGAGGATAACCCCCGTTATAATTTGGGCGTGTGAGGATGGTATTATCTATGGTAAGGCGAACCAACTACACGGAGAAATAAAGTGGGGAGGTCGCCCTCCCCGTGAAAATGCTACATCAGATGCAGAGCTCATGGTTTATTACGATAAGCAAAGGGGTCTGAAGTATGTAAGGTATGTCTAGCCTCCGCTGCTTCTTTTATAAGTTCCATCAGAGTTCCTTGCTCTTTTCTTTTTAGAAGGAGTATATCCATATTCCTTATCCTCTATCTTCCTAATCTCCTTATTCATTAACTTGTTTGCCTCCTCTTCGTACTTATGGTCTTTATACCATTGTGAGTTTTCTCCGAAGTTCTTTTGCCACAATACTTTGTTATACCTTTTCAGTTCAGACTCATTATCGTATTGAATATTTCTTTGAGGGTCATACAAAAGACTTTCCTTTTCATCACGCTCTTCCTTATTCTCTTGCTCAATCTCTTTCTTTTCCTCAGGAGTAGCTTCTATCTCATATATCTTTTCATCTATAGCGTCTCTCAACTTTTGGTTAGATGCTTTTTTCTTCGCATTCTCTAGCGCATCTATCTTCTGTTGATTCATCTCCTCCTTCTGCTCCTTCCTTTCCATCTCCTGCTCTTTCTCCTCAGCGGTCTTTATCACCTTCTTTGAATCTTTGATAGCGTATCTAATTACGCTATTAACCTCAGATGGAGCGAGACCCGTATTTGTCATCAACGCAGGAACAATAAGCATTTTCAAACCGTCCTGTGCTTTGGGAGATATCGTCTTCTCTTTACCAAAATCATCAGTATACTTTCCTGTTACAGACAGTTTTGTTATCTCAAACAACTGAGCTGCTCTATCTGCTGCTATACCAAACAATCCTGCATTTTGAAGAAACTCTTCTTTTCTAGGAGAGTATATCGCTGTTGGAAGTCCGGTTGCATCTTCAATGCTTTGAGTTATTAAAGCACCACCGGATTGAACTAGCTTATCTGAAATAGGAATAGGAGAAAATACATCTGTAAACATACCCGTCTTCCCGCCTTTCATTAGATTATCAACCCTCTTTTTATACTCCTCGTCATCCTCATCTATTCCCATTATCAACTTTTCCAAACTACCTAACAATATTGATATACCAATTGATAGTAGTCTAAATGCTGCGGCTTCAACACCAAAACCTGCAATAGATAGTTTAGCTATTTCTTTATCCTCTTTTGATGATGTCTTATTAGTTAGTGTCGCAAGGTCAGAGCCTAATCTAGATGCTTGGTTCATTCTGAAACTAGCAAATGGCATAATTGTTTTAACCAACAATTGATTTGCTGAGCCTCTATCTGCAAACAACTTACCTGCCAAGTCCGTATCTGATATATTCTGTTGCCTATCAACCATACGCTGAGCATAGTTGGCGGCATCTTCGTTTAGCTTATGGGTATTGTAGTCAATGCCTTTGGTGTCTATTCCATTATCATTAAGATACTTCTCGTAGTAGGATAACCAAGATGTCCTCGCAATAAATACGTCAGGCTTAACCAAGAAGTTGTCCAACCACCATTTATTCAGTTCTTCTATTTTCTTTACAAGCTTTTCACCCTTAGACTTTGATACTTCATCCATCAGTTTATTCAATGATTCTACTTGAGCTTGAGACTCAAGTCCCCTGTTGGCAATGGCATATCCTGAATTATTGATGAAATTGTTCTTTGCCTTATTAAATGTCGCTGATAAATTTAGACTTCCTTTTGTGTTTATTAAAGTGTTTAGCATAACGGGTATAACCTGCTTTAACGGTTGGCTTACACCACCCAATGCCTGACCAACACCAATGGCAGCAATTCTATTGAGCTTTCTCACAACAGAAGACAACTCGTCATTAGAGTAGGGGTTCTTATCCCTTATGTTTCTAACATAAAGCTGTATCCTATCTTTCAAAATCTTTGCATCTTCTGAAGTCGGAACAATCTTCTTGTAGTCAGATGAGTTTAAGAATGCTTGTATCTGCCTTATCGGGGCAGCGGTATTGATGTCAACCAATGCGTCATACATTGAGTTTGCATTGTTGTTATCAAAGGACAAATCAATATACCTATTTACATCTCCGCTTTCAGGACTAACAGGAAGACTATCGGGTCTTGTAGCTGTCATCAAAACACCTGTCTCCCTTTGATACAAGTTGTTTACTCCGCTGTTTACAAGGAACGCTGAATCGTCTTCAGTAATCTCTACAGTACCGGTATCTGAACTCAGCTTAAAGTATCTGTCGGGAGTATAGTTGATGTCCTTGTCTAGCTTTTTATTGTATACGTTTTCAGCTACATCAGACAGTTGGTCGTACTTGTTGTTCCACTCATTCATCCAAAAGTCAACACCCTCTAAGTTTACCTTGTCTACTTTCTTTACTACATCATCAATTGTATTTGATTCTGCTAGTATGTTTTCGTAAGCTTTCTTGTATAACTCAGCCTTAGCTTTCTCTTTGTCATTACCCTTTTCAAGTTCAGAGATAGATTCCTCAATGAGACCTTTTCTTCTATCAAACTCAGCCTTCATCTCTTGCTCAGTACCAATAACATTCCTCATCATAAAGGATGCCATGCCCCTTTCAATGTTATTGTAAGCAGAGTTAAACTCTTCTCCATTTGCCTTCTTGTCGTAGAACAGATTTACATACCTGTCTACAATGTTATTGGCCTCTTTCTCTGCAGACGCTTTCTTATTGATAAGTTTGGTTAATCCCATCTTATCCATTACCATACCGCCCTTATTGAATCCTTTAAACATTCTTTCAAAAAGAACATTTAGGTTTGTGGTTTGCTCTCCCAATATTCTTCCGATTGTTTTAGACCAATACTTCTTTAATGGGAAAGCTTTTATTCCTTTTGAGTTAACCTCTTTTGCATTTGCAAGTCCTGTATACCTAGAAACCACAGCCTCCATCTTTGCAGTGGATTGGTTCTGCAAGAAGTTGGCAAGAGCGTCAACAGCTTGAAGCGCCTCTTTAGGCTTGAGAATATTCAAGTCCATTGCCATGAATCTATTAACCACATCCTTCTGAGACTCGGTGAACTTAATATCTTCTCCGGTGAACGGGTCTTTGCCTGTCCTCATTACATCCTTTATGATGCTAGAGTATATACCAAACGCTCTATTGATGGTATCTCTGATGATGCCTTCGTTGTATTTGGTAATAGGCTTGTCACTTTCCAACAACATCATCATGTCATCGTAACTAAACTCAGACACATCAATACCCATAAGGCTTTGTATCTCGGCAGCCTTTTCTTCACGCATCATTTTGTCCTGAGCCGCCAATGTATCTTTGATATATGCAGTCGCATCTTGAACATTGACAGTGCTAGCGAATGATACCTTTTGTTTTCCTCCAAGCCTAGAACCTGTTATTGCCTCCTTTATCTTAGATGCCATGTCATTGTACTCGTCAATGTTCTCAACCATTGATGGGTCAATCTTAATAAATTCCTGACCCAAGTCTCTTAGGTTGGCATCCTTATCTTTGTTCTTTGAAAGCTTAGCAATATCCTTCTTCAGATTTTTTGCTGAACTCAACTTTGCATTGTACTCAGCATCGTTGAATACCTTGGCCATGTAGTCAACAAACTTAGACACTGATATTTCACTGAGCATATTGACCTTACCAAACCTTGCAACAATATTTGCTGCTTGATTGACGGTAATCTTACCGGTCTTAGCGAGGTCACGGATTTCACTTGCCAAATCTTTGGCTGCGTCTTTTGACAACTGCCTTATCTGACTTATAATTTTAAGCTTGTCTTCCCTAGATACATTTGTAATGTCTTTCAGTACCCCAAGTATACGACCGATAGATGGGGCTCTTCTAGCAGGAGCACCGGCTCTTGCCCTTGCTTCCCTTTCAAGTATCTTCTTCTGAGAGTCGCTAGCATTTTGGTATACCTCTGAGTTCCTAACAAGGGTGTCAATGTTGCTAATCATTCTAGCTTCAGGAGTTCCCCTTCTTGTTTGGCGTTCAATCATAGCACCAACCTTAACCATCAAAGCATCGAATCCTTCTTGAATGTCAGCTACGTTGAGTATGTCTTTAACTATTTGCTGAGATACGTTATTATCATCAGCAACTTTTTTGATTGCATCACGCAACAGCATTCCGCCCTTTACTAAAACCTTTAGTGTTTTAATTATAAGACTTGCAGTTCCGTCAGCCATTGCTTGAAAAAAGTTATTTGCTTGACCAAAAAGTCTTTTAGTATAAGCCTTGTCTGCATTATCAAGAACATTAAATATTCTGTCAAGATTATCTTCATCTGTAACATCTAAATCCAACAACTCATCAATAGCTGATATTTCCTCATCTGTTGGACCTTCTTCTTCTACAGTTGGCTTTGTTTTTGATGGTTTCTTTTCCTCCATGTCAGCAGCCTTGCCTTCTGTCCATGTCCACTTAGGCATCAGACCTACCTTTTGTTCTGCAAAAACAGTATCCTCAACTTTTGCTGTTCTATTCTGCTCTCCATTAGGACCGTAGTTTAACCAAGAGTTTTGCCCTCTTGTTTCGCTTGTAATAGCACCAACAGCTGAGCCTGTAAATAATCTTACATGAGCCTGCCAAGCATTCTCTTCTCCCCTTGCTCTAAATCCTGCACCTTCTAAACCATGACCAAATGCATCATGTACTGCACGGAAAAGGTCGTTGGCTAATACTGTTTTCATTTCGCCATCCGGTCCACCAACGGGCCATTGCAACCCCGTGTCTGCTAGCATCGGGTTGTTCTCTATATCAACTTCAGTCAAACCGCCATCACCGTATCCATCGGTAGTTGGGAATACGCCCATCTCTTTATTGGTACGCAAATCACGAATGGCATTGTATGGAGATGAAGCATACTCAGCATTGCTAGGTATATTCAAGTCCATAAACCAAAACTTGTACCCCGCATCTTCCAATGCTTTGTATTGAGCAATGGTTTGCTTGATAAGGTTTTGATACGCTTCTTTAACTTTGGGATTCTGTGGGTCATTAGCCATTGCCTCATAGGCATCGGCTATTCTCTTCGCCCTTTTCTCGTCTACTTTGACGTACTCTGCCTGTCTTTTGAAGGGGATTCCGTTGTCTTTGGCATACTGTTCTGCAACGGCAACAAGTTGTGGGTCCGGCCCGTTAACGCCCGGTACTGATGGCGCACCTTCAAGAGGCGCAATTGCGCCGCCCTTTGTCCGTCCTGTTCCGTCTCCTGTTGATTTGGGTTGTACTTTTCCATCTTGCGCTAATTTAGTCTTTTTCTTTGATTCAGCCTTAGCTTTTTTTTCTGCAGCCTTGGCTTTTCTTTTTACCTCTTTATCAAACTCTTTTTTCTGAAACTTATTCCAATTGTTTACAAGAGCAGTCTTGGCTTCTTGCATTGAGTCAAAGTCTTGCTTACCCAACTCATTACCATCCAAATCTACAGCCTGCCAACTTACATTCTTATCCTCATCTACAATCTTAACTAGACCACCAATTGCATCACCGGTGTTATCATCCAACGCCTCAACAGTAACCCTTGATAGGTATGTAACCTCACGACCACTGTCAGTAAATCTAGTGTCTTCTTCGTAATCAATGGCATTGTCCTTGGTGAACTTCTTCTCGTGGCTTACCTGAGACTCTGTTATTGGTTCGTACTGCTCTATCTCAAGTGCTGCTTCAGTAACGGGAGCAACCTCTTCAACGGGAGCAACTTCCTGTGTCTTTAAAGACACTACAGGATTAGCTTCAAGGTCCACTTCCAAGTCAGCAATGTCTCGTTGAATATTTAATATGCTACGTTCTTGGGATTTTTTCGCCTCTTCAAGAGTCTCTCCTCTTACAGCACTTCTTTCCTCTAGGCTGTCAGACTTAACAAAGTCAAGCAAATCTTTTGAGCTTTGTAATGCAGCTAATCTTGGGTCTTGGTCGTACAATTCTTTGTACTCATAATTTTCTTTTTGAGATTCAGTTTTCTCATCCTCAATAATATTTTGAACCCTTGATTGTGCTCTTCTCTTGTCTTTAGCTTGTTCTACAGATGCATCAAAGTCATCCAACTCTTTCTTGGCTGCATTGTATTCTTCTATTGCTGCCTCAGTATCAGATGCCCTTGCCATGTTTTTCTTGGCTTCAAATACTTTATCGCTAAGCCTATTCCTTTCAGCTTCTTGGTCTACTTCTTCTTGGACGACTTCTGCTTGGACACCTTCTGCGGGAGGGACTTGAGGTTCTGCTTGGGGTTTTCCTTCCTCCAACGTTTCGCTAACTCCGGCTCTTGGCTGTACAGGTACTTCACCTGCTGTTTGCTTTTGAATGGCATTTTCTTGTATGGTTTTAATTTGTGAACGAATAGATGCTGCTTTATCTTTACCCGATTGAGTTGTATTACCTTCTAGTGTTCTTAATTCTTTTTCTAAATCTGTGATAGAGTCTAGGTCTTCCTCGCTAATATTAGGATTGGCATCTCTAACTTGCTCTTTAATAGAAGATGTTACAATTTTATTTTGAAGTTTATCGTTTAGTTCGGGGTCGTTTTCTATTTCAATGTTAGCCTTTGTTAAGTCGGTAGCAGTCATGTTATCAATCATGTCATTGATAATCTCAGGAGACTGTACTTTTACTCCACCAATCTTATATGAAGACACTCCTCCTTTAGCAGCTTGAGATTCAAACTGTGCCATTTGGTTTTCTACAACCTGTGCTTCCTCTTCTTTTCCTTGCTTTCTTAATAGCTTAGCATTTGCACCCATGGCATTGAGCAAGAAACCAACACCAAATCCAACACCACCTGATTCGGCAAGACCCTCAAACATGTCTTGGTTTGCATCGTAAATATCTTTAGCGGTAGCATTTGAATATATACCTTGAAGAACTTCGGTAGTCATCTCTTCAAGTCCTCCTGTAATACCCGCAACTCCTTTTGTTTTAATGTAATTGCTGATACCACCTGCACTTGCCTTTTCAAATCGTTTCAAGAACTGCATTACCGGTATCTTCTCAAGGACAGAGCCAACTGCTGCGTTCTTATAAAACGCTTCAAACGCTTGCTCATCTGTAGCTCCCGCTTCCTTTGCTCTTTCAAATTCAGACTGACCCATTGCTAGACCTGCACTTACTGCAGTTGGACTAGCTAGTTCAGAACCCAATGTCTTTAATGCTGATACTGCTCCTACAGCTTTTGGTGCAGCCTGTGCTGCCAATGCTGTTTTCGCTGCCTGTGCAGCAGTTGCGCCTTTACCCAAAGCTCCTGCAGCACCTGTAGCAATCAATGATGCAACCTGTCCAAAGGCTTGACCAAATTGGTCAGTCAAACTATTCTTAAACTCTTCATCTTGAGGAGTCAGTTCATCAATTGTTTTATTGAAGTAGTTACCAAACTTAATAAGGGCATCACTAACAAATCCTTTCCCTGTTACACCTTCAAGTGCAGTACCCAATCCCTTTATAGGACTTCCTATAAGATTCTTGTAGAACCCCCTATCTAAAGAAGATATGGTATTAAGTATAGTGCCCTGTTTGCCTTGGTCTTCAGCAGGTTTAGTTGGTTTCGCAAACTCCAATGAACCAATTCCCAATGGTAAGTCCGTAGGCTTTCCGCTTGGTCTTGGAGGAAGGACGACCTCTTTTTTTTTTAATTCAACGGGTTGTGTTACACCAACACTGAACTCCGGAAACTTAGAAAACAATTCATCCTCTGTAGCATACTTACCGCTATTAGAAGTAGTTACAAAATCTCTTAATACATCAATGTTATAACCCTGAAGTTCAGGAAACTTAGATAACAATGTAGCCTCATCACTATACTTACCACTATTAGATGTAGTTACAAAATCTCTTAATGCTTGTCTTAAGTCCGGCATGCTTAATTTTTTATTTTAATTTTACCTTTCGTTCCCCGGCTTTGTAGTTGGAGTAGTTGTAGTTCCTGTAGGCGCTTGCCCTTTAATAACTCCTGTACTAATAAGCGTATTAACAAAATTCTTTTTACCTGATGAAGTTTTTCCGCTTATGTTTGATTTAATCCACTCCTTTATACCTTCAACAGCACCTTCGGGGTCAGCCTTAACGTCAAAAGCAGATGACTCTTCACCGTCTTTGTTTACAACAAATATATTATCATTGAATGGATTCTGAGAAGGTTTTACCGTAACACCTAGTCCGGAAAGCTTTTTATTCAATGCCTTTGCAGCATCCGACTTGCCCATATCTTTTATGTCAGTAGCAGATGCAGAACTTTCTACAAAATTACCATACAAAGTAAGTGGGTCTTGTGACGCTTCTTGAACATCAAATCCTTTTGCCACTGTCTGTAAATTTATTTTAGAATTTTTTGGCAACAGTTGGTCTACAAATTTAAGAACATCATCTTCATTCAATCCCATTGTGTTCACGGCTCCAACAAATGATTTCAAAAACTTCCTAGGTTCTGCAAGCGTCCCATCGGGTTTAAACTCAAATGTTTGAGTATTACCATCTTTGTTTGTGATTACATAGGAGTCCTTTCCTTTAGTTAGTGGCAGTCCTGTTTTTGCTGTCAAGTATTTAGTTCCTGCTGCAGATTGAGCAGCATCTCCTGTCAGTGAATATACCAAGTTTTGAGCAAAGTTTTTAGCCTTGTCTTTTTCTTCTAGTATTCCTGCCTCAGTAGGTGTAATTGCTCTTCTCTCTTGAAGTTGTGCTTGAGCAACAGGTTTAATCTCAACTTCCCTGTCAAGCATTATCCTAAACTTTTCACGAAGTGCATTCTTTGCTACTTCTTTTTGGTCTGCAGTAAATTCAGGAACAGGTCTTCCTGCGCTATCATTCTTTAGCAGTATCACATTCTTGCCGGCTTTGCTAGCATCCCAAGTATAGGTATATGATTCTTTTGTTTTGGGGTCCATGCCAACATAGTCTGTTAGAATAGAACTGATATTGGTAGGCTGAACCATTACTGAATCTAGGTATGTAGACTCTGCTCTTTCATAAAGAGAGACTGCCTCTTTAGCTTCTACACCAAAATCTTTACGCTTAGTTATGTCAAGTATCTCAGTAATTGAACCCCCTTGAGTAAGTGTACCTAGTTTAAGTATGGCATCTTTCTCCTTACCTAATGTGTTTACCCCGGCCTGCAAAGTAGCTGCCACATCCAATCTGTCAAACTTACCCTTGATTCTATTCCTCATGGCATTTACCGTAGTAAAGTCATTAGGGTTCTTGCTCATTACATACACCTCTTTGCCGTCAACAATCTGCTTTTCTTTCTTGGCAATATTAACTGTAAAGTCGGTTGGATTAATATATAGTTCTGAGTTATTAAAATTTGAAAAACCTTCTGCCTCTGCCAACAACCATTGCTCTAACGCCTGTGCTTGACCCTTTCTATACCTATCCATCTTTTCAGAATACTCATCCTGATAATCTTTTATGAGATTAAATGCTTGAGATGTTCCATCTGTTATGTTTTGACGCATAACCATATAGTCTTTTGGCTTCAACTGTCCTGACTTAAGCAGTCTATCCTGCATTAGTCTAGCTTGCTGAGCACTATCTGCATAAGTCAAAGCCCATTGATTTATACCTTGGTGTTCTCCCTGAGGAGCATTTGCCAACGTCTCACCATACTCCCTTGAAGCTTTATCAATAGCCGCCTTCTTCTCTTCACGAATCTTAGTTTCAGTACTAAGCATGTCGGTAATATTCTTACCAATCTGCGACCAATCTATTTCATCGCTTGCGTTCCGTTCAGCGTAACCGTAATATGTACCTGCCATCTTTTAATTATTTATTGTGGGAACATTTGCTCTTCAAAAGAAGAAATTTTAAAAGGGTCTATAGAAAAAGGCTTTACATATGTTCCTTCAAAACCTGCTTTACCCATGTTCTTTAGTATAGAAACATTTTGGCCCGACATGTAATCTGTGAATTGACTCGGAGTCATCCCTGAAACTTTTGACATGTCAATACCAAATCCACCCATTCTGCCTAATGCTTGCTGAAAAGGTAGTATATTCCCTTTAAGGTCTCTAAACTGCCCCGATAAAGTTCCTGCTTCTACTGCCTTATTATAATCACTTTCTAAGTTTGAAAGTTGTCTAGCTCCCGGTGTTTTAAAATATAGAGGTAACGCTTTTGCAACCTGCTGACCAACGTTAACTACTCCCGCCATCCCTTGTGTCGTAGCTAGATTAGCTGCCTCTTGAGCATCTCTTGCTGCAAGCTGTGCACCTTTTGCCTGTGCCAAATCAAGGTTGGACTGAAGGCCGGCTAGCCTACTCTCCTCTGCTGCAGTAGCCTTTTCAAGTCCCGAAAGTTCTTGGCCCATAGCACCTGCTATTTGTCTTTGACCTTCTTGCTGACCCATGTAAATACGACCTGCTGTAGCTGCAGCACCACGCTCACTTTCCTTTCCTGCCTCAATAGCCTGTGCTCCTGCTGAAAGAAGTGCTTCACGCTCAAGTTCGTATGGTTCTTTTTGGATAGCTAATTGCTCGTAAAAGTTTACGTCAAGTTTTTTCCTAGCTGCATCCATAGCTTCAGCCGCTTCACGTTCTGCTTTGCGCTGAAGTTTTCTTTGATTACCGGCTTGGGCAAATGACATAGCTGTTGTTCCTGCTGATGTTGCTATGCCTATTCCTGTTCCCACTGCTGCTAATGTTGCCGCTGTTGCTGTTCCTACTGCCATATTATAATGCTTTAATCATTTCTCCCGTGTACCCATCCCCCTTTATGTAACCTATATCCTTATAGATTTCTATCAGGCTTGGGTGTTTTATTAATGCGTAACCGTACTTGTGTCCGGTATTTTTACTAATGTTTGTCAATGTATCTATAAGCAATAGTAAAGACTCTTTTCTTTGAGGTTTTTTTCTGTATTGCCTATTCGATATTATCCAATCAATCCAAGCTACCCTTGAATTGGTGGTGTACATAAACCCCGCACAAACCGGAACATCCCCATCTAATACCATTATACCACCCATCCCATTGTCCGGAAGGAAGTCCTTACCCGGAGGTGTCCATTTCCAATCTTCCCACCACCCTACTAGTATAGAGTCGTAGTCGTTTTCGTTCAATGGTCGTATATTAAATGACATCTATACAAAGATATTCAAAATCAAGGATAACTTTTCATCACTTCTGACTCAACAGCGAACAACTCAACCTTTGTTGTTTTGTCGTTCTCAAGCTCAAATACACAGTAGTGACCCAAAACTCCATGAGATTCCGCAACTGAGTTCTTTATATACATGATATACGGTGTCTGTGTGGATGGTATTGTCGCTCCGGGTATGGTGGTATCTACTGTTATCCGGTTTAATCCAACAGGATACGATACCTGTATATTCGTAACCCTACCAAACAAAAGAGGCGAAGAGTATGAAGGGGGTAATGCGTAATACAGCATATCCCCAATGCTCAGTATGCCACCTATTACAACAGGACTAGTTCCAATGGTAAAGTTTACCTGAACAGCTGCCCCTGTACCTGTTATTGTAGCACTTCTACCTATACCATTGACAGACCTCAAAGCGTACTCAGATGGTTGGGCAGGTGTTGTCCCTTCGTTTCTGATGAAACCATACCAAGATTGCTCCTTTTTCTCGAACCAATTGTCTTGGATGAACCCACTATCTTGGATGTCCGTCTGCATATTGGCATCCCAAGTTGAGTCACCCTCTAGGTTAATGGTCTTAAACAACTTGTTTTCAAGAGGACTATCATTAAATACACTCTGAAGGAATGACTTATACTGAACGCCATAGAAATTGTTTCTTGTCTCGTTTACGTTGTGCCTATACAAATTTCCACCCTTGAAAGAGTAGAAATAGTTATTCATTCCAATCATCCAATCGGGCAGAAAGGAGTAAAACGAAGGCCATCCTTGGGCAGATTCGCTATATGTTATTGTATAATTTGCCATTTTTTATATTAGTTTATACACAATTAACGCAAGCTCCTGAAACACTAGCTACCGGATTGCCATTAATTACATTAACTTGAATCACATCTCCACCATATGAGACGTACCAAGTACCTGTAGTTGCTGCAGCAAATATGGAACCGGTAAAGTTAGCACATGAGCAGAATGTAGCAGCATCTCCTGTTACAGTTGATGAAGCAATAAACGCACATGCATCTTCAGGAGAACCACCAAAACCTATAGTATAGGAGTATGGTCCTGTACAAGAACCAAACGATACTATAATTCCATTTGCATCAACTTGATACCAATTGTTTAGTCCTGCATCAGTGGTCTTGTAAAACCCTGCAGCTAGTTTAAACTCTCCATTAGCGTCACTAAATACCAAGTCATACAGGCCAAGTACTCCGGCTGACCCATTTACATGAGCAACATAGTAGGTTTGGTCTATAGTATCTCCGCATGCAAGGGTTGAACTTGAATTCATGGTAGATGAGTCAAAAGACCCCAACGCAGCAGGACAACTAACGCTAATGTTAAAGGCTGTTCCTGAGCATGGTCCAATAAACTCAAGAGCAAGTATGGACGGAGATGCCACTGTTTTTGGTATCACCATTACTGATGCACCGGGTGCTCCTGCAGTAAGTTCAAGCTGACCCGAAGTTATTGTAACAGGTGTAGTGGTTCCCAATGAGATAAATGAAGAACCATCGTACTGATACTCGGTCAAGGTGTATGGTGAACCTGATGGTATACCGCAGTTTCCGGCTGTATCACCTATGTACGTAGCTAAGTTTGCTGTTCCTTGTAAGTATCCAAATGCGGGAGATACCAATGCGTTATATACTATACCATTAAATTCAGCCTTCACTCCATCGGGAACTCCGAATGGGTCAAATGTTACAACTATAGCACCTAATGCTGTACCTAAGTCAGTATTAAGGTAGTATATTCCTTGACCGCCTGAAGCAGATATTGACCCTCCGCATGGTACACCACAGCTAGGGCAAGACACCTGCGGAAGCAATGCCCCCGATACCTGCTCACGAGAAATTACCCCGTCTGAATAGAATCCATCGGGAGCAACTGTCGTTAGGTTAATGTCTGAGTAAATCACAGTGGCTGAGCCAAGTGACGGTGCATCTAAATAATAAGTTCCTTGAGTTGCCATTATATTTTATTTTATGGTACTAAGCAGTTACAGCATACATCAACAATGTCTATGTTGGAGTAGCACAAAGTTACTTCTGTTCCACAGGTTGGGCAAGATGATTGTGCCTGTAACACTCCCAATACTTGTTCCCTCACGATACTTCCATCAGCATAGAAACCATCTGCTGCCAATGTCGTAAGTCCTGCGTCTGAGTAAACTGCAGTAGCTAAAGCAAGTGATGCAGCATTTAAGTAATAAGTTCCTTGAGTTGCCATTTTATTTTATTTTAACAGTTACAACAAGCGTCATTCACGCTTGTATTTGAATAACATAATATTTCGGGTGGTGCAGGTTGAGTGCAGAAGCAGCATGAATTTGTTACGCTTTCTGTAGAATAACACAATTCAAGTGGCAAAGACTTCCTATAATCCCAAATCAAATATAAGTATTGTCCGCTTGACGGCATTATAAAAGAACCTGAATATGTCGGAGCCGTTCCGGTTATTGGAGTAACCTCAGTAGAAGCAGCAAGAAGTGCTGCAACACCTGCAGGGTTATTGGCGTAAACAGTATTAGTTCTCAGATACCTAAACCCGTCTGATGCAGGATTGAATACGAATGTATCAAAACCAATCTTGTTGGATATTATCTCAACTACAGAACCTGCAGGAGGAAAGCCACCCGTACCCGGAGAACCGGTCACTTGAGAGTATCCCGATACTACAGGACTTTGAGTTGAAGAACCAAAGGTTATAAAGTTGGATTGAAGAGGTGATACATAGTCATCACTTGTGTACCTGTACTCGTTATGTATAAACTGACCTTCATCAGGATTACTTGTAAACGTAAAGTTCAATATGGTTATTTGCTCGACAAATGGACAATTTGCATTTATGGATATTGTTACAGTGTCTATTGCTGCAATTGTAATGAATACCTCATTTACAGAATTGCTAATCTTTTGAATAAGCAATGAACCTGATTCGTCAGTTACTCCCGATGTTACAGGTACATTATTGTACACAGCAGTAACGGTAAACTCTGCAGTGGATAGGTCATCTACCTCATATACGATGTTACTTTCACCAACAACAACACCAAGGTCTACGCAATATGTAACGGTGTCTCCTGCTGAGATGGTAAAGGTCTGACCAATTCCACAAGCCAAACACTCCTGAGGCTGAGGTAATTCAATATTGTTTGAATTTAGAACATATTCGTTCATATATGGGTCAAAACCACCAAGCTTCTGAGTATTGAAAGAATCAATAAAGTCATCCCTAAACCAAGTCCTCATACCTTGTTCTGATACTACACGTAATTGGTCGCTGCTATATGAGTTACCCCTCAATTGGATTACAACACCACGTTTTACATCTGTAAAGTACCTGTCATATCCCCACTGAACATAACTCTCAGGATTGAAACTGATACCATACTTCTCAACACGGGCAATCTGAGTACCCAATACTTCGGGAACTGAGGTAATAGCACCACCTGCAGCAGCATCAGAAAGCAAGTTCTTACCGGCCAAGACGTATGAAATCTTATCCTCTTGAAGCGTAAGAACATCAGTCTCCCTTCCGTCCAACTTGTAGATTGGTCCAAATGAAACCTCTAAATACTTATAGTTGAGCAACCCAAGGTTGAACTCGTTAAGTTTATTTACGTTTGACTCAAAGTTGTAGACACCACTATAGGTAATATCCGCAAATCTATGAGCACGCTTATAGTCTTGAGCAGATACCGATGTCACCTTGTTGCCAAGATTAAAGGTCTTGCCTACAATTGAATCAAGAATCTTGTAGCTTTCTGCGCCGTTTCCAAAACAGAAACAGTTGAAGAACCCTGTATCAATGACTGCAGCCTGAGATGTTGTTTGGTTTTGAACGTTTCCTTGATGGAATCCATTCACTATAGGAAGGGATAATTCATTCTCAAAGAATACATCAGGCAATGCATCGCTTGGTTCAGTCTCAAATATCAAAGTCTTCTCAGTCCTAAACACCTCAATGTTTGCAATGATTGTAGACCTACGCTTTTCTCTTGACAGAACCCCACCACAACGAACAGTACCGCTCATTATGAGCAGCAATTGGTTGGTTACAGGGTCGCGATAGAACCTGTAGTAGTTTGTGCACAGGTCAGTTGGTATATCGTTTGGACTAGAAGCTAGTGTATCTATGTAAGTATTCTCTATATCACACTCGTTTCCTCCTACTTGAGATATACCATCATCAAGTACTTGAGCAACATTATCACCATCCCACCAATCTTTCATGTTATTGTAGTTGGCAGATGATATTAGATTTTTTTCTAATGTGTATATCCTTTTTTCGCAAGCACCATTACCACTACCAACACCAAGTCTTTGGAACTTAAAGTCTATCTTTATTCTACTTCCCGCAGGTACAGTGTAGTCTACATAAGCAGATGATACGCTGTCATATCTGTTCATTGGGTAGTTGAGAATAGGATATTCTCCTGCATCATTTTGGTCTACCTGTACAGTTCCCGGTGCTATTAACGAAAGTTCGTCCTGAACAACTGCGAAGTTATTAGGATTTATTTTCATATAAACCCCCGATGGGATAGGTATGTTTACGCTTGGGTCAAGTTCGCTTGGTATCTCAATAAACCCTTCTTGCTTAGCTTCTTTCTCAAGAACAGTTGCATAGACGCAAGTGTTTGTTGGTCCGTTAGTATCTGCCTTTACGATAAGCCTATCACCTTGCTCTATCTTTCTAGCGTTCTCTCCTTCTAACAAGAAATATGCAGCATTTGACAATGGGTCTAGGAAGAATATGCTACTGTATATGGTCTCATAATTCTCCTCGTCAGGCTTGATAACAAACTTATACCTAGTCGCCCAATAGGGAGGAACTTGAGTTGTTGGTATTGTTACCTGAATGGAGTTCTTGGTGTCAGAAGCTGAGCATGGAACATGAACAGTATTGTTTGGACTAACCAATGCAGTAGATGAACGATTGAACTCATCCATATACACAATACCAATCTCATACCCCCTGTTACTATGAAGACTCCTTGGAGAGTTTATTTTCTGATAAAACGACTCAACAAACGCTACTTCATAGTACTCATACACGCTAAATGTAGGAGTAGTGGTATTGTTCACATACCTCATTGTAGGAAACTGAAACCCGATTGATTGGCTAGCAGGTGATGTGATAATACCAATAGGCTGACTTGCAGCGCTTATACCACTTTGGAACTTAGTAAGCGCATCCAAGTTGTTTGGAAGCGTACAGTTAAATAGGTCTGTGAATGTAGTACCATTGCAAGAGTTTGCTACGGTCTGTATATTGGCAGCAGTTCCAACTGCCTCCTGAAACTCTATGCTTGTAGCCAATGCATATACAGAAGAATAAGAAACGCTTAATGTGAAAGAGAAAGTAAGGTTAATATTTTGAGATTGCTCTGTGGGGAAAGGAGTATCTCCTGCGAATTCAGCATGAGACAATCTCAGTTCAAGGGTTATTGATGAACCTGCTATTAGCTCAAGTCCATCAAGATTTACGTAAACAACTGAATTGTTAATTGTCTGAGCTCCCCCAAAAGTATAGTTACCTGTACCTGTACTATTAGGAACTTCTGTAGAATCAACCGACTCAGATATTAAATTTGTTTGATATTCGAACTTAACAGGTTGTCCGTTCTCATCCAACATGTTATAACCTTCAACATAGTTTCCGTACATAAGACGGTTGCCCATTATTGTCTGAGCTTTTGCAAGCAATGGTACGTTGTCGTATAGCCTAAGCAGTTCTGATGATGGGAGAACAGTAAATATCTTACTGTTGGTAAAAGTATATGTGTAGTTTGTATTGTCTGACAAACCAAGGATAGCCTTATCAAGCTTCTCTATTACCTTGATTACATTGCTTTGCGCCTCCTTAAAAAGCAAATCAATACCAACAACAAGTGGACCTCCTGAGTTGTATGTTACAACAGCAGTATTGTTTAGGTTAACCATTCCTTCATTGAGAAAGCTGTTAACGCTAAATTGGAAAGGTCTTGGTTGGAATGCAGGAGCAGAGAATTGAGATATTGCAGAATACTCTCCGTCTTGATACCTATACCGATATGCAAAACAGATAAACCTGCTTTCCATAAAGTTGTCCTGCTGACCTGTAGTAATTGGCTGAACGCTAGGAGAAGTTACCGGTGGTCTTTTTATTACAAGTAATGACTCGGAACTAAATTGGTCTATGTTCAATACAGGGTCAGGGTAGTTCTTTTTTCTATTAAAGAATCTAGGAGGGTTGTAGTTGTCTGTAAAGAATATCAGATTGTCAATAATATCTATACCCGTAATTAAATACTGAGGATTAAAATTCAAAGTGGTATTGAGACCACCTCCATCATCAATACTAACAATGTGATAAGTTAAAATTCCGGTGTATACATTAAATGATACAATCATGTCTAGCTTTCCTGTATCTCCTACAGGGAATGCTGAGTCATGAATAAACCAATACAAGGTTTCATTTGCACTATCGTCAATTGCTCCTATGCATTTGGCAGAAGAACTAAGTGGGGTTCCGTCAATATACTTGAGCGTTGTCAGCTTTGTATTGCCCTTGGTATTCTCCAAAACACCAATCTCAGACTGCTCGGTAGAACCCATACGGATATTGAGTGCATCTATGTACTCTCCGTTTGGAACAAGGCGTTCATCTACAACCTTGTTCATCCTACCCGCTATGAAGTTCCTTGTAATATTTGCCATATTATTTCAACCACTTGTCCATACCACGCAGATTCATAAGAAGTCTACCCGGATGAATGTTACTAATTCTGATTTTCGCATTACGCAACAAAGCGCTTTTCTCTTTACGAGCACGATTTACTATATACTCTTGAACCCCAAGTTTTGAGTTTAGGATTTCATATTGAATATAAGCATAAATGTACTTCTCAAATAATTTATTGACACTAACGCTAGCATCATTACCTCCCTCCATACCATCAGATATGTACTCAAGAATTACAGACTGACCGTACATGTCAGAGTTGAAGTTTATAACACCCGTTCTTTTATCAATAGCAAATGTAGGATTGAAGTTTGCTGTCTCAGTATTAAGACCATAACGGTCGCCAATGCTATAATCAAAGTACCAAGTACCGTCAACATTCCAACCATACCTACCATTGTAAGGTCCGGGGTTCAAATAGATACTTCTTTTTATTCCTTCCAAACGCTGCAAGTCAATCTCGGAAAACTCAGGAGAAAGAGCATTGCCGTTTTGGTCAAATAATATCTTTCCTGTTTGGTCCTGCAAGTAAGCAAGAGAGGACAGTACTTGAATGTTTTCAGTAAGTGGTCTAAGATAACCATCCTTATACAAGTTTACTCTCACCCAATTCACATAGTCAGATGGGAGAATATACCTAAGACCGTCATCAACAGTCAACTCTAATACTTTTATTTGCTTAAATGCATCATAGTTCAACTCCTGTATGGCACGCTTTGCATGAAACAGAATCTTATAACGCTCTTCATTGTTTACTAGAGAATGGTTTCCTGAGTACATCAACAAGAAGTTGTTGACTACATCATACAGGCTTACGTATTGGTAAGACCCCCAATTGGCATCCTTAGGTTGGTTGCCACCATTTTCATAATATTGATATTGAGATATGTATGCCATGATTATACAGATTGTTTTTGTTCTTCAGCTCCGCCAAATTGAACAGCAGCTATTTCCCTTATAGACATTCCTGCGTATTGAAGTATCTTGCTAACAAGTTTATACTCGTCCTCTACAGGAACCTCAAAATCTTGATAGTCGGGTTGTGATTGGTCAAACACGGGTTCTCCATTTGCAAGTGTAATATATGTCCACTTCGGGTCTTTAGGATACCTAAAGTATTGAGCATCTACTTCGTTAGGCAGATTGATAGATGTAGGGTATACGGTCATTACTGCTCCCTCTTGGGTATATGCAGGATAAGTTTCTGTAGGAGTCGTAAGCAACGAGTTGACCAACATGGTAATTTTACTATGAGTAACCTTTTCAGCTTCTCCTTTGAATACCCTTTGTGCCCCTGAACCATCATAGCACAATACTTTATTTATTAAAAAATAATCATATCCTGTTGTAGTTAAAGACGGAAGATAGAATCTATTTGAAGCGGGAGCTACTTGAGTCAGCGTAGACGTTTGAGAAAAAAGTTCCATAGCCTCTTCAATAGGCTTCCTAATATCTGCATAATCCGAACCTGCAGTTCGTGTATTTTGCATATTAGTTATCTTATTATACTCAGAAAAGTACTCCTCAAATACTTCTAGCTGAGATTGCTTTGAGTATAAGTTAAAATCTGAAGGTGATATATATCCGTAATTGTTCTTATTTAGGATAGACAATACGGTGTTTCTTACAGAATTTATCATTGTATTCTTTTTACAAATATAAACAAAAAAAAGAGGGTATAGAAATACCCTCCGTAACCAAACACTATGAATACACTAAACTATGCCAAGTAGTTCTCAAGCATCTTAAGCGCATCAATACCTTCGTCAGTTTTTAGGAACTCAGCAACCGTAAAGTATGGGTCTTGACCATACGGCACTGTCAGCATTTTCTTCTTGTTAGAGGTAGAATTGAACCAAACCTCCTTATGCCCGTTCCTAAATGTCAATAATTTATTCTCAAAAAATATGTGCACATTGGATTGAAGCTGCAACATTGGGTCTGAAATTACGTTCAGGAATCCTCTTGGGTCCCTTTTGGCATAAATCAGAACATCTCTTTTCAACTCAGCAGTGGTAAACCTTGATGGGTCTTTTCCGAACAATACCCTTGATACAGTCTCTAGCTGTTCTATTGACAGCTGACGAGCTTGAATCAGAGCATCTACCTCAAAGTTCAATACCTCTACCTCTTTTGCAGCGTCTTTCTCGTTGTCTACCTCAACGAATGTCCTTCCGTTTAGCGGGTGGTAATGCAAAAACTCCTGCAGTACAGGGTTGTTTTTGGGAACACTTAGGAATCCGTTCTCAAAAATAATAGGCTCTACGATAGCGTTTCCATCCTGTTCGTCCTCGAAAGGAGTCTTTTGATTGATGGCATACCTCAGAGGTCTATTAACATTATTTTCTTCATCAAACCAAAGAAGAGGGAATCTCCTTGTGTTTCTTGATGGTATAGTGTATGATAGTGGAGCAGAATCTCCCTTAAGCTTATAAATCCTGTCAGCAGGAACCAACTTACTTTTCATTAGATATAATTTAATTAAATTTTAAAATAAGGGGGAGTGTCTTTGAAGACACCCCACCCTTTATTGTTTTTCTTCGGACTATGAACCGTAGCGGAACAACACGAAGTTGTTAGCACCAAGGGTACAAACGCAACGCTCAGAGAGGAAGTTGACTTCCATTGCATCGAGGTCGCTTGTTTGAGCACCACCGGCAGAACCTGTAATCCAAGTCTTATACCTACGGTCTTCAGTTTCAGAAGCACGGTAACGAACATGGAGGAAAGGACGCTTAGCGTTCTTGCCAAGGATTTGGTCGTACACAGTAGTTGAACCGGCAGGAACCAAAAGACCTGTTACAGTACCTGCAGCTTGTGCACCTGTAGGCAATCCACCACGCATGGTTGGGTCGTTCAGGTATTTCCAATCAGACTTGTAGAAGTCGTAACCCCTACGGAATCCTGTGAAACCAAGGTTCAACGCCATGTCCTTATCGTTGTCGAAAAGACCATAGGAAGTACCGTTTGCACCATAGCTGTTCTGAGAAGCAAGCATATCGTCAATGTCAAAGCTGAAGGCACGGTTAACGAAGATTACGTTCTCTTCGATAGCGCCCTGCTTGTCAAGACGAGAGATGATGCTGTCAAAATCAACAAGTGTAGTCGGGTTTCCACCGCCCCACACGTTACCACGGTCGTTAACAACGTAGAAGATACCTTCAGAACCTTTGTTACCGTAGATTGGGTTGATAGATGCGTTAGCAGCACCTGAACCACTTTCAGCAGGCACAGCCTCAATCATTGCAGTCTCAAGGTAGTCCTCGAAACGCAGACGAGTTTCGTGCTCACTCTTCAAATACCAAAGGTATCCGGTAGCACCGTTCTCGGTAGTTACCTCAACCCATCCAATCTGAGCCATGTCAGAACCGCTTACAGCGTATTTGTCCTTAATGATGATTGGAGAGTTGTCGAAGATTTCATCTTCAGCTTCCAAAGAACCAATCATTCCTACAGTTCCTTTCTTAAACTCAGAACCGTAAATCCATACAGAAAGAGTTCCTGTACCGGGGAATGTTTGACCACCTGCTTCGTAGTAGGCTACATCAAAAGTACCTGCTGTGGTGTTAACCGCAGTAACAATACCTTTGTTAGAAAGACCACTAGAGTTCTCAGAGATGAAAACAGTCTGACCTGCACGGATAGCAATACCACTTACGTTGGCATCACTTACGGTGATGGTAGCAGAATCTGCAGCAGCAGCAGCAGAAGAATCGCAGTTCACATATTTAGTGTGAAGACGACCTTGTTCTGCCCACTTAATCATGTCAGAGTTAGAAGGCATTTCAGCACCTACCATACGGAGGAAAGATGCTACAGTACGATTACCATAACGCTCAAACTCCTTCTCATAAGTATCAGGAAGATACTGATTCAAGAAGTTAAAGTTGGTAATATAGTTCGTGGACAATGGGACCTGCTCCGCACTTGGCTGAAGCTGATACCCGGGTGATGGTAAAACTGCCATTTTTTTAAGTTTTTAATTTTTAAATTTTCTTTATACTGCGGATTTTTAGACTCCTTCCGGAATCCGGTGCAACCGCCTTCACCTGCATTCCTCCTTTACTTATAGCCTCAGGTGCTTTTCGCTCAGACATATTAATATTTTTTGTCTTGCGTATCACATCCTCGGTTGCATCTGCCTGACCTTGTTCATAAAAGTACTTGGCAAATCTGTCGGGATTCATTGCGATTGACAAAGCCTTATGGTATCCTGCCGCATCAGTAATAAGACCACTCTCATCCAAGTACTTGTTTATAAAGTTCATTGGGTTTGATTGTAGCTTTTTTAATTCTGCTGCTGAACCGGGAGAAAAAACAATCTTCTTATCATCAATATCGAACTCAAAACCTTTGAAGTCTTTACTAAAGACCTCATCTGATTTTTGGTTAAACCAATTGCGCTTACGCTCGTTTTCCTCCTGCAAGGTTTTTGCCTGTTGTGTATATTGACGGTATGCCTCAAATCCTTCATTTTCCTCCGGAGATAAACCATTTGCTCTTGACTCAAGAGGCAGTTTATACTTTTCCTTCTGTTCATTGAAGTAGTTCTTGGCTTCCGCAATAGCCTTTTTTCGTGCAATCTTTATCTTTTTAATCTTAGAGTCATCGTCAATGTCTTCATCGTACAAGTACTCCTCCATTAACACATCAATGTCATCACTGTCGAGACCTTTTTGTGTAGAAGTAAGATATTCACGAAGTATGGTATCCGGGTCCATGCTATCAAAGTCCTTATTTAATTTAAGGAAATCTTCAAATCCACGACCCGTTTCTTTTTTATACTTCATATAAGCTGCCACGTCCTCAGGAAGTTGTTCGCTTTCCTGACGCTCAGACACCAACTCATCAAATGAATTGATTTGCTTATTATAACGCTGTCCAATATATGAAAGAACTTGCTCTTCCGTCAACTCAGGCGCTTGAGCACCTTCGCTTTCCGTTTGAGTATCTATCTGAGAAGTGTCTATGTTAGGTTCACTTTCCGTAAAATCACCATTCAATTGTTGTTCGTGCTTTTGAAGAAGTTCGTTTTCAACTTGTTGAATGCTTTTTGAGTCAACCTCATCGAGTGCTCTCACTTTAAATTCCATTAGATTAGATTTAATTTGTTACAAATTTATACAAAAAACTTGAATTTTTTTAACGAGGTTCAAACTCAGCCAAATCGAAACCATCTAGGGTGTCCTCGTTTGATTCAAAATTCAAAGGAGGAAGGTTATTCTTCCTTTGGTTTATAAGTTTAGACTGCTCGCTATTCTGTTGGCTGATTCTTTTTGCCTTTGACTTTTCCTTCATATCCTCCCTAGACAACAAAGAACTCTCTTTTACGCCGGCTATCTGCATCTGATAGTTGAATTCTTCTCCCATCAGCATCTGCTTCATCTCAGCTTCTGCCCTTAATCTCTGTATATCAAACGCGACTTCAGCCTGTTTAATCTGCATTTTAGCTTGAGTTTCAAGCTGAATCTTTTGCATAGCAGTCTGAGATGCCATCTCTTGAGACTTCAGTTGTTGCTGAGAAATCATTGCCTGCTTCTGCATTTCCATCTTCTCCTCACGCTCCTGCTTCTTGATTCTCTTCATTTTGAGAAGCTGATTGGCAAGCTTGAGATTCTTTATCTCACGTATGTCTATTGCGTCTTCAAGGTTGATGTCACCCTTAGATAGAGCCATTTGAATATTTGCTTCAAGCTGAGCTTTCTGTTCTTCGTCAGGAGAAATTTCAATGAAAATACCAAAATCATATACATACAAATCCTTTATGTCGTTTAGAATAGACACATTGTATTTGCCTATTTTATTGGCAAAATCATCTTTAAAGTCTGCGTACTGCAGAATGTCAGCAACTCGGTAGGTAAGGGCCTCGGCAAGAGACCTATATATAAACAAACCGCCCTCAAGTATATGCCGTGTAGCGGTGTTTGAATTAAGTGCCGCAAGCTTCTGAACCCCTACCAATGAATTAGGGTCCGGAGTTGAACCATCTCTAGCTTCGTTAAGTCCGGTAACAGACCTAATCATGTCTAGATAATGGTTGTAGTTAGCTATCAACATCTGTGTCTTAGATGCTCCGGAGTTTGAGGTAAGCTGTTGAATTGGTACACGGGCGTTATTAAACTCCCCGTCTTGGGTATAACTCCTACCAATAACACTACCTGTTTGGAAGTAAAGACGAAGTGCGTCCTCAGGATTGTAAGCCTGACCTGTACCAAGGTCTACCTCGTTAAGACCATCAGCATCAATGAACACGCCATCCGGAACGGTACGTGCAATTACCTGCTGAAGCTTTAGATGAGTAAGTTGAATGAGGTCAGCGAATGGGACCATCCTTCTAACTAGAGACTCAATAACTCCCTTGTACATTCTTGGTGCAACGGCTACATAATTCGGCAAAGCGTGCTGAGAAGCAGACTTTGGACGAACCATATTTTCGGACATCTTCCACTTAAGAAGTATGTTCGTGCCCATAACCATGATACCTTCATACCATACATCAATGGTCTTTTCAATTTTTTCAAATTTGCCCTCTTCCATCATTTCGGTAGGAGGGTTAAAGTTGTCATCCTTTTCAATCATCCTAGAACCACCGGACTCAAGAATCTTCTTCTTATAAACTATCTTCTTGGTGGTCTTATAGTTGTAGTAAAGAAGAGTAGCAGTATCCCTGCTGAACAAACTATTCTCGTAGAACTGCGCTACGTTATAGTAGTCGTACCAACTTTGAGAATACGTTGAAATCTCTTGCAACTGTTCACGGGTCAAGGTTGGGTCAATCTTCATCAACTCTGTTATTGGAACAGTTTTAATCTCTCCCCAATAAAAGCAGTCTTGAAAATAAGGGTCTTCAGTGTAGCTATAAACTACATTTGCAGGGTCTACGTATGATACCTGAACGCCTGCTCCGGGAAGAAACTCATGCTTTGCAATGCCAATACCAATTACAGTAATGTCATAGTCTATGCGCTTTCGTGTATCTTGGTAATGGTTCTCGTCAAATATTGTATTGATAGCTTCTTCTTCTGCTATCTCGATTGCAGGCTTGTACTTAAGCTGCATGTATAAAGACAACTCCTCATCTGTTTGAGGAAGTTCTTCGGGATTCATCATAAATGGATTAACCCCTGTAGCTTCTTGTATTGTACTCAGAACATCTTTGGCTGCCATTTGACCCTCAACCATGTCCTGATACTTATTGCGTTTTGCTTGAGACATTGCATCTTGCGCATACGCCTTTACCTTGAAAAGCCTGTCAGACATTCCGTTTACAACAACATCCACAAATTTTGGAAGTATTGGTACAGGAGTCCAATCAAGATTTAAATAAGACAAGTCACCATCTATAGCAAGCTCGTTCTTGTATTTTTGAACAGACTGTTCGCCACGTGCGTATAAGCGTAGGCGATTAAAGTCGCCCCACTGATTGTAGTACCTACATCTGTTTCCGTCTTTACGAAACCACTCATACTGTATTGCTTGGCCTACCTGTAGACCAAAGGTGTCTGAAGCTTTTTCGGAATCAGTTACGAACTGAGTCGGAAACGCTTGTGAATTTATTGATACCGATACATCTTTCATCGAATAATTTGACTTGTTGTTCCACTATTAGTGTACCTAGCAAAATTAATACTAATTTTCGACTCTTTTTTCTCAGGTAAATATACGTTCTTTTGGTTTGCCATAATAGCTAAACCCGAACTAATTGAAGCGTCAAACTTAGTTCTGTCATTAATATCAAATCTTGCCCAATCTTCTAGCGTTCTTGTGAATGGCATTGACCCTATTTCATCCGATGGCCTATAGGTACTTGTAGTGTCAAACCCTATAAACTTCTCAATATAGGTCTCGATAGCTGAGGCATGAGACTGCTTAACCTCCTCCGATGAGTTGGGTATACCCCCAAGTTCTCGCTCTGTTTTGCTCAGTTTGTTCAGAACCCTATCCGGCCTGTTCATTGAAAACGCCCTATACCCCCTGTTCTTGAAGTGGTATAGAAGCCTAGGCTTATTGTTCTCAGCAAGCATTGGCATCCCGTAGAACACGCACGCCATAAGGACTTCTTCGAAAAATATCTCCGCAGTCTGAGGACGAGCTATGTACTCAAGGAAGAACTGATTGACCGGGGCATCATCCATGTGGTACTTGGTCATCCCATGGAGAGAACCATTAGACCCCCTGCCACCAACCACGGCAGATATGTCATACGGGTCACATCCAAATGACCCCAAGTGCTCATTTCCCGGATACTTTACACCGTTCCTTGTAAAAACATTGTTCTGCATGTTGGGAGGAGGAACCCAATTTATCAAGAACCTACCCCTAGAATCGGGAGTCCATATAACCTTACCGTCCTTGTCGCCATCCTTCCAATGAAATGTTCCACGTGAAACATTGTGTGACTCAATGAGCGAATCATTGTAGTCAATCTGATGGTATATCTTTGTCAGGTTGAATAGTGATGACTTACTCTCATCCCTAAAAGCATGCCCCTCTGTTCTAGGGAACTGCCTGTAAAACTCATTGAGCGCATCGGCATCACTCTTGAGTGAATCAACCTCAGCCTCCCAATAGTCAATAGCGCCATTTGTTATCTTCTGCCCGTCAACACCAATAATAGATTGCTCAGGCTTTCTGAATACGGGCATTCCATACCGGTCAATGAACCCCTCCATGTTCCATTCCATTGGGATGAATAGGGAGTATAGACCACTTTTAGTCTGCCCGTTGGCGTTCCGACTACTCAATGACGAGTCTTCGTACAATTTTTTATAGTTATCACCGCCCTTACTTAGGGCGTTTGAGGTAGAACCCATCATGCATTTACCAATAATCTTGCTACCTACCCTCAAACACGTCTTTGTTACACGCCAATTATTTAAAATATTATTGGGTTTTACCCATTTTGCGCTCTCATCGTGCGCAAGAAAAAGTAGCTTTTCACCGTCATAGCTATTCTCCTCGGTATTCTTCCAATCTATTGTGGTATCCAAACCATCAACCTCGTTGTCTGAGGTGTTGCTCATGTTCTTCTTTGTAATCTTTGATGCCGGTACGCGGTAGGCTAGCTCAGTCTTAGGCTTGTCCATACCATCCATGATTGGACGGAAGAAGAATGGCAACCTGCTATTTATGGGCACAACCTTGTCCGTGAACATCTTCTTGGCATCAGCACCCGTCTTTGACAGGATGCCAATCCTTGAGTCTCTAGCAAGTGTAGCTACATTGACGCACTCTGAGGATGACATGAATGAGAATCCTGAACGCCTAATCTTTAGGTATATCATTCCGAAGCACCTAGGGTCTGCCCGGCATGCTTCCCAAAAAATGTAGAATATCCTATTTGCTTCACGGTAGTCGGGGTATCCAATGTCAATACTTGACCATTGCAGATACATATAATGCGAACCGGGGATATAGGTAGGTATGCCATTGTTCATGAACCAAAACCCATTCTCCCTACGATTGAACTCTTCCTCAATGTAGTCAACCCACCGGTCCTTAAACTCGGTAGGCATCTCGTTCCATTGGAAGATTGACTGAATTTTGCTGAGTTCTTTAGGAAGGTCAACTCTTTCCCAATACTGCTCACTCTTTGTTGAGTGTCTTTGATGACACTCTTTGGGAGTATTTGGTAGGGCAATGGTCAATCCTGCTATGCTGATAATCTGCCCAATCTGTCCTGTCTTGGAGATTACCACCATGTCGTACTGCTCGTTGTAACCATACTGCCAAGAACGAACACTGTTCTTTTTTGATATGGCTGTCGGCGGCACATGGTCTTTAACGACCTGATATAGACCTTCTTTCTGCAAATCCTTGTTTTGTATCTGTTCTATTTATTCCTTTATCAAGCATTTCTATTGCCTCCCTCTCCGACTCGATTCTGTTGAGAATCTCAAAAGCGTCAAAGATTGCAAGTTTCTTAGTAGCCGCAGCGTTCTTAAGCCTGTCTGCAGATAATTCATCCTCAGGGTCATGCTTAATAATATCCTCCTTTGCCACCTTAATAAGCTGTTCGACAGCTTGATGACCCGCCTCGATTATCTTTAGCTTCACTTCTTTTGAATCTCTCATCTCTTCTTTTTAAGAAATATGACTTGAATCAATCTAGCGTTGTCTTCTTCTCCGAAGTTCTCAAATATGTTCCTAGAGTGAGGGACGCTAGAGTCAAACATAACCGCCCTATTAAACTTTGAGTGAATAACGCAAGCAGGCTTGTTGTCATCATCATACAGGGTAGTGCCATCTTCTTCCGGGTGGTTTCCGCTTAGGTATAAAACCGCAGTAACATCACCCATCATCTCATCACTGTGTATGAAGTTTGGTTCTTCTTGGTGCAATGGCGACTTCCTTACAAAGTTCCATTTCACAAAGTAGTCAGAAAACAAGTCCTTGACAAAGAGAGCAAACTCATCGTCATGGTCCCTAGCCTGTATGTTCTTGAATACATTTACGCCATCGTAAATATCCTCAAAGTCATTCTCTAGGATGTCATTAACGTAATCTACAGGAGATTGAATAATGTTGTCGAATAAAAGTACATTCATAGTATAATTGTTATTTGATGGTCGAATATTCGGTATAGCTTCTCCCCTTCAATATCAAACTCGTATTCGCTGTCGGGTTTGAAGCATATGGTGTCCCCTTCTCGTACACCTTGCGATACGAGATAGTCGTTAGGATATACCATAATACCCATGAGGGGTTCATTGGTAAATGGTTTCTTGATATAGGAATCAATAGCAGCTATTGGCTTTACAAAGCAATGCCTATCATAGGTATGCCACTTGCCATCTTTTTTATAAAGATAGAACTGCTCAGGGTCAATTAGGAATACATCATCACGAAAAAACGACCGACCGCTTTTCTGCCTACCCTTTATATCATTGTAGAATTTAAATACGTTATGGTGAACAAGCAGGGTGTCGCCCTTGCTTATTGGACCATCGTACTTGTATGGAACCTCTATAACCTCTGCATACCTGTTGGAAAACTTATGGTCTTCTTCTGAGGTATTTATGATTAGGTCTATTCCTGCTACATCTTTTGTATTGTTATACCTCTTGCCTGCAATTGGTTTTACAATAAAGTTGAATGGTGACTGCATTAATAGTTTATATTATATTCGATGGCCAAAGGAATTGTGGAATTAAACTCTTTCCACAGGATAACCTCTTGTTTCTCGTTTATAATATAAATCTTAATTGAGCCGACTTGCGACTCAAACTTTATGAGGTGTATCTCGTATGTATCGCCCAAAACCTTTTGCCCTACAATGTAGTGCATAGCACCACCCTTGTAGTCAGGTCCGACCGATATTTTCCTTATGTCCATTTGATTAGATTTGATTTAATTTATGATACTATGTGTGGACCACACCCAAGTAATCAGTACCCGTGATGCGGTAGACCTTACCGACTACCAACCCTGCAGCCAATGCGGCAGCGTTATTGGCATACACGGGGACTGATGGCAACGGAAGTTCAAGTATTGAACCAACCGTAAAGTTCTTGGTTTTGTTTGAGTCCTCAGCATCTGTACCTATAAGCTTATCGTTATAGGTAACATTGCCGTCTGTAGAGTATGAATTTATTGTTGACATTTTACAAATTTAAGTATTTTATATACAATCTCCCGAAGTAGTACAGTTTGTACCCAAGGCCGTAAGCGTGTAGGCAGGAATTGGACCACCACCACATGTTGTGCCATAACTTACAGTGTATTCACTTCCTCTGCCACCCTGTATACACAAGTATATTTGAGAAGCTGCAGGACAAGTCAAGCACTCAGGATTTATTGTACTTCCACCACACTCGTAGAAAGATATTGAAATATCTATACTATCATTGTTGTAAAGAACATAACACTCGCATGGAAGAGTACAAGGAGTTTGGTTATAAAAGGCTCCTGCTAATCCTCCACTCGTTATCTGCCAAGAGTTAGTTCCATCTGAATAATATCCTGCAGGTGCAGGGTTTGTAAGCCCTGCATCTGTATAGATAATAGTTCCGTTCTGTAATGTACTTCCGTATGAAGCATAATAAATGCTAGTGGTTGGGTATGCAGAACAAGCAGCACTGAATCCAACTGTACTATATGAAAGATAAAAATAGGTAATAGCTTGAAGGTTGCTTTTTACCACAAGCTGATTGCTCGCCTTGCTTGCATATGGTCCATAGGACGTATTAATGTAAACATGCGTATTAGCATCAGATTTTGTTATCTGTTCAAGACTTACAGGAATAGCCGCTTTAAGCGTGAACACGCCATTGTTCACGGCATCCTGTAAGTTGTTGAATGATACAGTTTGATTATTTGCTATACTTGCCCAAGACATATGTTAGGGTTGTACGGGAGGAACAGGGGTTGGAGGAACATACTCACCGGTGATGGTAAGATTCAATTGCTCAGCAATCCAAGCGTAAGCGTAGTCGTTGGTATCCCAATCAAGATAGTCTTGACCTGTCATGGTCAGGTAGTTGGTAGCTACAACTTGGGTGTATGAATACCCACCTGTGCTTGCTATTTGTTGCAAAAGTTGATATTGAAACGTTGCTGAGTTTAACAGGTTGTCATTTTGAACGAATGCTCCAAGAACTGTTGCTTGAATTTCTTGTCCATTGTACCATACCGTTACGGGTTGAATTGTTTTCATTTTGTTTTTGTTTAAAATTAATATAAAGAGTTTAGTTTTTCTTCTAATTCCTTGATTTTCTTCTTGATTTCATCAACAGAATCCTCAAGGTTTGCTATCTTAAGCGTATGCACCTGCCCATATGAAAGGTTCAAGTATCCTTCTACTCCTTCTTGGACAGCGTGTGCGTAAATCTCTTGAACTTCCTGAGCAATATATCCTGCCTCAAGCCTTCCGTTCTTTTCATAGAACTTAGGCTTTATTGAGGTGATTGACTCAAGTCGATAGTTTTCGTCAACAATCTTTTTAAGTCTTTTATCTGATGATTCAAAGAAAGCTACTGCCGTCATATTTCCTGCAACAGTATTATTGCCATTCATATCAAGCACCCATCTATCTGCTGCAGCACTCCATCCTCCAATACGAAGTACGTTGTCTGCATCAAGTCCCATATTTACAGCATATACTCCTGATTTATGAAAGGAAAAAAACGCTGAGTTATTGCCTGTTGAGTATACTTGTAATGGTGGGTTAGACAATGAACCGCAATACGAACCAAGATTACTTTGGAAATAAAATATATTGGTAAGCACACCTCCATTTGGAGCGGCATATGATGTATAGTTCTGAGTATCAAGAATTCTTTGCCATCCTGAATATTGGTCGTCATTCCACTGAGTCTTATACACCATTCCTCCTGTGTGAGAAGCATATATTTGAAGACCAAAACTGTCTCCTCTATAACTCAGAACACCTCCGTAAGTATAAATGCCTGTTGGAGCATTTGACCATGCGCCACTACCAATATCACCAACTTGGTCAAACCTAAGTCTTCCCGGTGTAGCTTGGAATGTTTGGAAGTTACCACTAGTTGAATACCCATAATACCTCATGAATGCATACTCATGGTATCCATCTAAAGTGTCAGCAATATTTGCATAACGAGAACTGTCTACACGTACACCATAAGTCTGACTTCCATTCCAACCCATAAGAGTTGGATATGATTCTGCCCATGCATTTTGAGCATCAACTCTATTTATTGAACCTCCACTTGGAGAAGTAGTTGCTGAAGCATCAAATATAACGTGACTATTACCATAATTCTTCCATGCCAACAATCCTACTACATTAGCAATAACACTGTAACTATTCCAATTTGACTGATTTGTGGTCCTAACGGCATAATCTAAATAATTAAATTCCGTCAAAAACTGATAGAAAGTTCCATAGCTAGTAGCGGTAGAATTTTGAGAAGTAATCCACATTCTAGGATATCCATCTCTAGATGTATGCAATGCGCACATGCTTAGAACATCACCACCTGAATATCCATTAATCCACAATGTGTCACACCAATAGTATGGCATTCCTGTCATTGCAACCTTTAGGCCAATTGTATTATTGAAATACACTTGAGGATTGGTATATCTATCACCTGCATAGTTTGGTGTTAATGATGTTGCAGTAGCTGCACTTCCATATATACTAATATTCCAAGTTCCCGAAGCATCACCACCTGTTCTAGTAGGAACATTTAAAAAATCTCTTGTTCCTGAAGCTGTTACTTTTACAGCTTGATTTGTTGTTGGATATATACCCACCATTGAAGATGGTGTAAAACTTTGAACACCAACAGTCATCGTAAGTTCTCTTACAGCAATATCACCATCCCCACTTCTTAAGGCTAATGTGTTAGGAGTAGCTGAAACTGATATAGGTGCATTGACACTATCCCATACTGTAGCTTGAGTTCCACCTCCATATGTACCCTTAAATACATACATTGTTCCGGTAGTCCAACGAAACTGCCATCCATAACTATTATTATGAAATCCTGTTTCATTTGAATTAGCGCCAATCATCATGCTAACATTACCATTAGCCAAACTCTCAAACTCAATTCCTGACCAACCATTACGAGTTCCTGTAATTAACCATGGTCCATAAGAACCGGTATTAGGACGGAAATGCGCTCCGTTATTTGGAGAATAAAGACCTGTATAGTTACTGAATTGAATCCACTCGTTAGAATATATCCTACCAATTGTCGTAACACTATCTAATACAGAAGCTCCATTAGGGTCTAAATAATAATTAGTATTTGCAGAATCATAAAATATTGGAGACCTAACCGAGTAAGGGAATGTTACAAATCCTGATGAACTAAAAATAGCACTATAGTCGCCACCTAAAGTTTGGTTATATATACCATAACCACCTGCACCTACACCATATCCTGTACTGCTACCTCCATATATATGTCTCCAAACGTATGTATTATCCCCATTAGGTCTTACATAAATATCAACTGAGTTCCCACTTTCGTTGTTTACTGTGTACCACTTACCATTTAATAACCTTAAATTCCAAAGATTGGAATTTAAATTAGGGTCTATATAATAATCAGTATTCTGAGAGTCATAAAATATTGGAGCACGGAAAGAACTTGTAGCACTAACATATCCATTGTTAATGGTCATCATTATACCATCGTTCCAATCGTAGAAGTCAAGTCCCCAAAATGCAAAACGAGCAAAAGTACCTTGATTCTCTAATCCTATTCCCGGACCTGAACCCGGACCATATCCTCCAAACCAATTTGTAGCTGATGCAAAGTTTACAGTGCTAGCAAAGTTGGCTGAATATAAATTAGAAAAGTTACTAGGGTCAAGATAGTATGCTGTGTTTTGAGAGTCATAAAATATCGGAGCATACATTCCCGTAATCGCATAAGCATTCCCATCATGATTCACATAGAACTTTGACGTAAACGTTGTTCCGTCAAAAGAACCAAGAGCAACACCATTTGCTGATGGATGAGCATGCACTGCGGTATATGCATTGCTAATGCCCATGCCATACAAATATCCGGCTCCCATTCCAATTAGACCCGGAATCTCATTACTATTACCTATCCTAATCTTATATATATTTGACGTTGCATTAGGGTCTACGTAATAAGTAGTGTCATTGGAGTCATAGAAAATTGGAGCACGCATGCTCACATTTGAAACAACAACAGAGTCTGATGCTATTGCTGAACCATTCCATGTAAAATAATTATTGCCTCCACCAAAGTATACTGCGTTACTAGCTCTAAAATTTACAGCATTTACGGTGTATAGATTTGAAGTGCTGTTAGGGTCTAAATAATAACTAGTGTCACTTGAGTCATAGAATATAGGAGAACGCATATCTCCAACAGCAACTAAAGAACCTCCACTACTTAATGATAAAACAGTATTACCTGATGTGGTATAGTCGCCATTGTATGTACAATACGTTTTCCAATTCCAACTAGATGCACCTTGACCTCCAAAAGTAAATGCTCCTGCAGAATTCATTGCAATTGCACCTGTGTACGCTCCCCAACTTTCAAAACTCATTTGAGCAGTACCTGCAGATTGCTGACCTATGTGCAATTGGCTAGCAGACACGTACATGCTGCTACCCTTTATATTTACCTGACCATTAAAAGTAGAAAGCGCACCATTACCATAAGCAAAATTGTTCCCTCCCCATGTAGAGAAACCAAATAATGGAGTAGCCGTTTCACCTGACCCCCATCCGCTTGGATTTCCTATACCAACTTTGTTATATAAGTGAATATACTCGTTAGTAAATCTACCACGAATACCATATAATCCCATTGACTCTGCAGCGTTCAACTGAAGGTAGTAAAGTACAGAACCGCCATTTGGATTAAGATAATAACTAGTATCATCTGAATCATAGAACACAGGAGCACGGAAGTCACCACTTGTTTGATAAGTTCCTGTTCCTCCTGTCTTATCTGTTAAGTTGTTAAATGAAACGCTTCCCGAAGAACCTGTAATGCTGATATTCCACGTTCCACTAGCACCTCCTCCTGTTAATGTTGGAGCGTATGAGTTATAGTTATTGCTTGTAAGAAGTGTTACCCAAGGTAGAGTTGTATTAATTACAGTAGCAGAAAATCTTCTGTAGTAAATCTCTCCGTTAGAACTAAATCCTAACTGACTGTAATAATCACCCGGATGTCTATTAACTGTAATAATAGAATTTGAGTTATCTGAAGCCGGGAATAAGCCTGATAAATTTGAAGCTAAAGCATAAACATATCCAACCGTCCCACTGCCATATTGTGTTAAATATGACCCACTTGATGTTAATAAAAGAGATGTTGCAGAACCACCTGAAATGCTAATGTTCCATGTAGCGCCGTTCTCAGTAACGTACTTCTGCCAACCTTGCCATCCTGCCGCATAAGATGCAGTTCTGTACCAACTACCCCCACTTGCATCAAAATACACTTGTGTGTTTACATGACCACTTCTACCATAATAATCTAAAACAGTTCCATAGTCAGAACCTAATCCTATGCCTGCAAAGTAGTTATCCCACATCTTAATAGACATAGGATTGAGACCTGTTCTTGGAGCTAATGAAGGATTAAATTGAGTTTGTGCATAAGTCAATTCAAAAACTCCAAACGACTGTCCTGTATTACCATTAAGTGCTGCTGCCCAAGTGTTGAAGTTTGTAGAGTCTAGAACAGTTGCTTGTGCACCTCCTCCGTATGAGTTTTTATATACATACATTGTTCCTCCGTTCCAAAAGAACTGCCAACCATACGATGTATTATAGAAACCTGTAATGTTTGAACTTGTTGAAATAGATAAGGCTACATTCCCATTTACCAAACTATCAAATTCAAGTCCTGAATAGTTATTACGAGAACCCGAAATTAACCATGGACCATATGTATTAGGGTTAGGTCTAAAGTGTGCGCTATTGGTTCCTGAGAATATACCTCCATTGTCTACATTTATCCAAGCAGGAGCGTACAGGTATCCATTAGACGCATAGTATGCAAGACCGCCTGCAGCGTTTGTCGCATGAAATCCGTCTACGGTATCAGCATTATCTGCCAATCGAGCACGGTCGACACGAACGCCGTAAGTCTGACCACCATTCCACCCCATTAAAGTTGGATAAGCCGGAGCCCATGCATATTGACTGTCAGTGTTACTTATTGAAGTACCGCTAGGAGACGTACTTGCTGAAGCATCGAAAATAACATGGTTGCTACCATAGTTCTTCCAAGCTAATAGACCAACAACATTAGCAATTACGTTATAGCTATTCCAATTAGATTGAGTTGTTGTTTGTACAGCGTAGTTAGTATAGTTTCCTGAGTGTAATATTGGATACTCCGTATCAGTACCATTTCCTTTTACGTAAGTAAACCAAGATAAATAAACATTTCCTTGTCCATAAATTCCAAGTGTATTTACCCATAAATTATTCCATCCATCTAAAGCATTGGTATGACCAAAAACGCCACCCCTACCGGTATAGTTTCCTATAAATGTTGATATATCGGCAGATGAATTTTTTGTAGCAATTATTCCTCTCCAAGCAGCACTAGTTCCATTACTTTGAGAAACAAATGACAAATAAGATACGTTTGAATTAATTGTACCTGTCATTGTACCACCTGACAAAGGAAGGTAGTTTGCTACAATGTTGTTTACTTCTGTTTTGGTATAAGCATCAGTTATCCCGTATCCTGCCAAAGTTGTTGGCGTTCCGGTAATTTTTGACCATGACAATGCCGTAATCCAAGCAGGATTATTATACGAACCGGTAGTGACAACTACGTTTAAATCGTCAATTCCACTATCTGCTAATATGTTGTTTACTATCGTAGCTAAATTCGACATATCTTATACCATTGTTAGTGAGCGCCAAACTGAATTAGCGTAAATATACAAACCAATTACCCCATTTGTCTGATAAACTATAAGACCCTCAGCAGGACTACCTATTGCCGTTCTCTGAGCCTGTGTCATCCTTGGAGTCAAAAAGCCTTTTGAAGTGCTATCCATTTGAAACAACGCAGAAGCATCAATGCTTGTTGTTGCCAATCCAATGGCTGACCCATTCTCAAAAAACAAACTGTTTCCAATAGATGTTGCTCCTGTAAATTTAGACAAATAACCTGATGTACCCGTACCTGTAATAGGATTAGTTAAAACTGACTGATAAATAGGAATGTTCAGCACGTTACCCACAAACGTAGCTGCGCCCGAAGTTCCCGTTGTTGTCAATGTAATGGCATTCTGCTTGTTGTTAAACAACACCCAATCAGTTGAACTCAAAGCACCCCTGTTAACAGAAGAAGCCGTAGGTAGGTTGAACGTATGGGTATTACCGGCTGAGTCAATATTGAAGTCCATCCCACTAGTACCCGTTGCGAAGTATTGAACTTGAGCAGACAGTCCGTTAAGGGAGTTGAGTCCTGTTGAGAACGTTGTCAGTACCTCACAAAGGTGACTGTTCTCAGTATGCAAGGTTATGTTTCTACCGTCAGGTATTACGTATACACGAATTGCCAACCTATCTGTTGCAAGCAATGTTGTTTGAGGAACAGGTATTGATGTAAAATATTGGTCTATATTCGTTCCACCTGTAATTGTTTCAGGAGCAGTTGAGCCACTTGCAATAAGAGTAAAGTTATTAGATTGGTCAACCTTATATAACTCAGCATAAAACTGAGGAGCGCCACCACCACTACTTGCAGAGAAATAAAACTCCAAGTTCCAATTACCTGCCGGTATATTCAAAAGAGAAGGGTCTCCTGCATCAGTTATAAACGATGCAACATATCCATTACCCTGCGCTGAAGTCCTTGTAAAATCAGTTCCTGCGCCAATAATAGGAGTTTTGCTCATCTGATAGTACGTAGTACCACCAAAAGACCCTTGATTTACACTACCATTTAAGTAGTAGTTAACCGAAGAACCACCACCACCACTGCTAGGGAAGTTCGCCAACTGACCATCACCCCTTACATATTGAGAGGCTGTACCTGCCCCCGTAACAGCTATAACACCATTGCTAGTCAATGGAGTGTTTGACACCAAAAACGCTGCAGGCATTGACAATCCAACCGAAGTCAGTCCGGTGTCTGCATCACTCCAAGATGCTTGAATTGTTCCTCCATCTTGTTGGTTCAGAGTAAGTGTCTTGGTTGAAGTTCCTGCTACAGAAGCAGAAACAATTGAATCATTGTACGCCGTAGTCCAAGTAGCTTGAATGGCATTCGTTGGAAGGCTGTATCCGGAAGCAAAACTCAAAGCAAGCGTACCACTTGATGTCACAGGATTGCCGCCTATAGCAAACCCGGTGGGTACACTCATATCTACGCTCGTTACAGTACCAACTGACCAAGACCTATCTGCACTCAAGTCATATGAAGTGCCGTTTATTGTCAGTGTCCTTGATGTTGGTACTCCACCCAAACCACCTATGGTGTATTCAGGGATATTGAATATACCCGTAAGACTGCTATAAGTAGCAGGTCCACTATTGCCAAGCGTAGTAAGGCTTACTGCTGCTCTTGCCCTTGAATCAAGATAATATAAATTAGTGCCCTCGGTAACAAGGGTCGTAGTGTAATCACCTGACTGAGCTATGATAGCCCCTGTCCTTCCGAACACACTTGTAACCGGGGCGGTATCGAAATCACTCCAAGTAGCAGTAATGGTTCCACCATCCTGCTGATTTAGAGTCAATGTTTTTGTAGTCGTTCCTGTAACTGCCGCAGAAGTCAAACTCCTGTTGTATGCAGTCGTCCAAGTTGATTGAACTGCATCTGTGGGAAGAGAATAACCTGCGCTAAACGAAAGAGCAAGAGTGCCTGCTCCTGTAACCGGGTTGCCTCCAATAGAAAATCCTGTAGGAACGCTCATGTCTACAGAGGTAACTGTACCTACAGACCACGTTCTATTCGCAGAAAGGTCGTATGAGACACCGTTTATAGTAAGTTCTCTTGTTGTCGGTACAGCTCCAATATCACTAAGCACTTCACTTCCTGTCCTGTACTTAACAACACCCGAATCAGATACTAAAAACTTATCTGTGTCAGTAACTGCGTTTGTTATAACATCAACAAATAGGTCTCCATAAACTTGAAGAAGAGAACCATTGGTTGTTATGCTAGTGCCTATTATAGTAGTACCATCAGGGAATATCTTTGATACTTGAACACCTGATATGGTTTGAATTATCTCACCATCGCTATACTCATGAATAGTTGCCCTCGGCGAACCGAAGTTATTCATTTGTATAGAGTAGGTATATGGGAAACTGCCTATGTTTGTAAACACAACAGAAGCCCCTGTAATACTATTGTACTCGAAAGTAAAAGTATCAGAAGCATAAGACAAGTTACTGTCGCTAATTGTGTTGACAGAACTCCACATTGGGATTGTGTAAGGAGTTCCCGTACCGGTAACAGGATTTGTAATAGGGTCCTGCTTGTCATTGAATGTATTCCAATCAGAACTGCTCAAGTAACCGTCAGAAGATGGGCCTGATTGAGTTATACCTATGTTTACCCCCACCAAAGTAATGGGCCCAACCGGAACAAGTGCATCTTGCTTCGCATCAAAAGTGTTCCAATCAGCTGCACTGAGGTATCCGTCCATTACAGAGCCCGATTGGGTGATACCTATCGACCCCGAACTCGTAATCGTACCCCCCGTAAGTGGGGAAATTGTCGAAATAGAAGTAATTGTACCAACTGACCATGACCTATCCTGAGATAAATCATAACCAACGCCATTAATGGACAGCGTTCTGCTATCAGAAACAGCGTCAGTTATCCCATACCCTGCAAGAGTAGTGGGTGTATTAATAATTTTGCTCCAAGCTAGTGCTGTTATCCACGTTGGATTGTAATAAGTACTGTCGGTTCTAACATCACCTACGGTCCATGACCTATTCGTACTCAAATCATACCCTATACCATTGATTGTAAGCACAAGCGCAGCCGCCGCCGCATCAACATCACTATACGTAAGGTCAACAGCACCCGTATACCCATTTACACTTACTACCGCATCAGTATTGTCAACCTTATTCCACGCTGTACCATCATAGATGGCCCAATCACCCACGTTCCAAGAGGTAATACCATTAAGGTTGGTGTTACCTGCCACGTTTACAACGTAGTAATGACCTTGAACACCTACTGAACTCTGTAAGAAAGGATTATTTGTAGCCGCATTCCATGTGCCTTGGTACTGAACACCTCCAATTAGACCGTTGATTTGGTTCTGAACCTTACCAAACGCCTCTAGTATACTGTCTGTAGCCACCACATTACCGCCGGTAATGTTGAGCCCGGTTAATATTTTGTTGATTACAGCGCTATTGCTTAAGGTAACAGTAGCATTTCCCGGACCTGAAGCAGTAGCCTCACCCGAAAGCTGTGTTATGTAGTTACCTTGAGACTGATAGATAGGTATATTAAGAACACCTGCCGAATAAGTTGCAGCACCACCCGTGCCATTTGTTGTCAAGGTATCTATAGTACCAAGGTTCCAAGTCCTGTCTTGTGAAAGGTTATAGGTTACACCATTAATAGTAAGTGTGCGTGACTGAGGCGTATAAGCCGTTGAGTCAAGCGTTCCATCAGCCTTAACAAACTGTGAAGAAAGACCTCCCGGAACAATAAAAGCAGAAGCTTGTATGCTGTATGCACCTAGATTTACATTACCCGTAGCGCCGACATAAGGAACATAGAATTGTCCTATGAGCGTTCCTATATCAGCAAGGGAAAAGTTTCTAGTATTATTTAAGTCTTCTACATCTGTTCCGATTAACAAATCGTTCAGTGTAGGAGTAGATATTATTGCGTATGTACTTATCCGTGCCATTGTTCAACAAATATACTCATTTTAGAAGATAGCGTCTGAGCAACCATACCCCTAAAGGTATTAGTAGTAGCCACCATAAATTAAAGTAACTAGGCTTTTTGTCTACTGACTTGACAAACAACTCCCTTTTCTCATCTTTCTTTACCTCTGTTTGCTTCTGCTCAGACTTTACAACAGTAGTTTTTGTTGTATCAATGATTTCTCTTTTCGTTTTCTTAATCCTTACAGTAGCATTGAAGTACTCTTTTCCCCCTATAATTATAGGCTTTGCAGTATCTATAGGAACAACCTCAATCTCATCAATGTCCTCTTTTATGCTGATTGCGTTTTGTTGAACAAAACTGCTATCCTTCTTTTCAATAACTACGCTATCTACACGTAATTCTACATTAGATTTAGTTACAGCTACCTTCCTTGTTGCACATGATAATAGGAATAAGCTAAGGAAGATTAACGTAAGATGTTTTACCATTTGATTTTACAGCCTTTAAACGCTGCTTTCTGTTTTTGTCTTTTGAAAAGGATACATGAACCCAATCAGGATTCTTGTCAGTACCAAACTCCCAAATCAATTGGTCATATTCAAGATTGTCCTTGATGAAGTTATAGACATCAGCGTTGCTGACACCATCTCCACTACCGTCCATATCAATGTCAATCGCTTGTCCCTTGCTATGCTGTGAGGTTTGGCTGCCACCTATCGCATCATTAAGTTCCTTACTACGATAGCCGGAGCTGATATGGATAGGTACACCAAAGTGCACCCTTATCTTCTCAAATACATTCTCTGCAAGAATTTTAAAGTTCTCCAAATGCTCTGCAGTTGGGGTATTGCTAATTCCCTTGCGCTTTGCCGTTTCACTTCTTGTTACCTCAACTAATGAAAGATGCTCAGATATTTTCATTTTTATTTTCTTTATATCCTTTAATTAAATTTGTTACAGACTCAATTGTCGTAAGGCCAAGAGCAGTAGCACTAAGTGCAAAAGTAGCCCAAACTAAAGAATCGGCAGGCATAAAAGTACTCTCAGATTTTGAGTTATCGTACATTGTAAAAAACAATACAAATGCACCTACAATTCCAACGAGCCTTTTACTAGATGTTCCGCTTTCAGAAGAAAAGAACCCCGAAAGCCATTTAAATATATTTTTCATCTATTGATTATTTATAGTATCAACCTTTGTTTTTCCCCAAAAATTCTTCTTCTCAGTAATCTGAATAGTATCATGTATATAGATAGTATCCGCTTTATTTGCTATCTCGTTCTTTAAACTGCTTACCTCTGCTTTTAAAGTTGCAATTTTAGAAATTGCCTGAGTAACTATTTTTTCTTCTTTCTTTTTCACCTTTTCACTGACACTGTTAAAATTGATGTGATTTTTTTTCACACTATCAATCAACTTCTTAAACTCAGCATCTTTCCTATTATCCTCATTTTCATTCTGAGCACTCAAAGTACAACCTGTCAATAAAAGAAAAAATAAATACCTCATTACTTAATACTTTGAATTTTTCCCAATTGCTCTAGTGTACTCAATTTTGAAGTAGCAGCAGCTAGTGAAGAATCAGTTCTTCTAAGAACAACCTGCATCACATCAACCTTTTCCTCTAACTTCAAAACCTTCTCATTCTGAGATGATATTTGTTCCTTAAATGTAGATTTTACATCTATGTATAGATACGATATTGCTATAAGAACCAAGAATAACGTAGCCACAATTGGATTCTTTGCAAACGTTTTAAAATCCATTATGCTAGTTACAGGGTTTAAATTTTTAACTGCCATATTATTATTATTTATCTTCCTTGTCCTCTATATGGTTTTGGTCTTGGACTGTGCTTGTTGTAAGATTTCTTAGCAACACCTGTCTTCTTTTTGCCAAAACTTATCTTCCTTACATTTGATACACCTTTTGCCATTATAATCCTTTTAGGAAATCAATAATAACTTTAACCACTCCAAGACCAATAAGTGTTACCATAGCATAAAAGTATGCTTTGTACTTTTTTATCTCAGCCTTTAAGTCATACACTTCTCTCTTCATTGTCCTAAGGTCTCCAATCATTCCACTTGAATCTTTATCAATTGGATTGCCTGACAAGATATGATACATGTCTGTAACCATAGACTTTACCTCAGCCATGTCTTTCTTCAGAACATCTAATTCTGCCGCCATATAATCAAGTCTATTGTTTTCTTGAAGATTCATCTTACCTGTATTGTGATAGCTATTACCATAATGCTATAATATCAGTTGCGTTAGTTGTTGATGCAAATACACGAATCACCTGAACGGGTAAAAAACTTCCGTTGGCTACGTTCCTAAAGGTAACATCGTCACCTCCTGCAGTAAGAACACGAAGGATTCCTCCTGTGCCTACATACAAAACGCATCCTTCAACTGCTCCACCTCCGGGATTAGGAATGTCAACTGTATCACTCTTGGTAACAACAGAAGCTCTTGCCGGTTGTAATTTTTGATATGCCATGATTAGTTTAATTTTTTAATTTCATTGTTATAAGGAAATGCACGGTTAAGCGCATCTTTTCTTTTTCCGCAACCACAGTCTTTACCTGTAGCTTTTGCAACGGTTTCTACAACTTTCTTAATTCCTGTAGCCGTAGTAATTTTCTCAATAGTGTCTCCTAGTCCTTTACTTTTTTCCATGGCTTGCCATTTTTTGAAATTTAGTTTTACCATATTTCTTCCGACCTATAGAAGCAACAATGGCATCAGCCCTTTTGGAACTGATGCCTTGCTTCTTCTGTATCTTTTCAGAAAGTTTACTGAACTTGCTCATCTACTTCAGATGGTTTTTCGGCTTCTATGCCTTCAACCCATCCTGCGAGGAATTTGAAGTCTTCGATACCTTCAGTTGAAAAAGTAAATTGATAAAACTCAAAAGTATCTTCAAGTAGTTGCTTCATGTCCTTAGCCATCGCTTTGATGCCATCCTTAGTGAACTTGTATTCACCCTTCTCATTCAACTCCAATACACCATTCTTATCAGTGTAGGCGTGGTCAAGACGGACATCTTCTCTCTTCTCATTGTACTCATCAAAGATTGGTTTGATTTTCTCTGCAATCTTCTTAAGCTTTGCTTCTGCTTTGCTTCCTTTGTCAGCAGCAGTCATGTTAAGAGAACGAACTAGCTCTAACAGTTCTACATTGGTTTTGATAACTTTGTTTGCCATTTGATTTGATTTTTGATTATTGAAAAAAACTATTTCTTACTTGGAATAGAGTCAGCCTTTACATCCCAAAACTTATTGTACTCACCTTGGCTAACTTTCTTTGGAAACATCTTTCTGAAAAGAGTTTCTTTCGGCGCATCAACAGGAGTATCCCTGTTGTTATAAACCTCATTCACATTAAGCCTATTTGCAGGGTTTTTAATGTTATTTTCCCATCTTACAACAGGAGTAGGAGCCAAGGGAGTATCACCCCTTTTTATCTTTTTCTTCTTGTCTTCTTGATAGTTCATGCTACAAATATACTAAACTTTAGATACTCTTTTACCCATTCCAACCCTACTCTTCTCAGCTTTCTTTGCAGCAAGTTTTGATGGGCTCAACTCACTTGCGGTCTTTGGTGTCTTCGAAGACACTCTAGTCGTAGGACGGCAGTACTCATTCTTACCCCCTGCACCACAAGCCTTACCTGTTTTGGTATCCGTCCACTTCTCTTTCTCCCACCTCTTCAGACTTGTTCCTTCCTCACTCTTCCTTACCGTACCCGATGCCTTCCTGCATTTTGCAATAGCTTGAGAAGCCCTTGCAGAAGGGAACACGTCATACGATGCCTTTACCTTTTTGTAACAAGCGTCTTTTGGCATATTACTTCTTTTCAGACATTCTTATTTTCCTGTCCTCAACCTTTGCTGCTCTACCAAGAATCCTGTCAGCCTTTTTATCACGACCTTCGTCAACAGCCTTGTTTCCTTTATAAACAAGCTTATCTTCTCTTTTTTGAAGCCTATCAAGTCTGTCTTGCATATTTGGCGATGGAGCCAATGGGTAATCTCTATTCATAACTATTTATTTTTCTTTTTCTTAGGCAATGATACATTGCCCTTGAGGAATTTCATAGCACCATCCAAGGATTTCTTGGATTCGTACTTCTTGGCTTTTGCCTTTATTGCTTTCATTAATATTTCCCTTTACGTGACTTAGGACTACTCTGTGTTGAGCCACCGGGGCCCGCCCAAAGGTTCTTACATGCCCAATAGCGTGCGCTTAACTTGTCGCTAGCACTACTACATTTGTGCCTTGCCTTGAATGAAGACCGTGCCGCAGCTGAATAGTTATGACCATAACCCTCAGCGCCAAAGTGGATAAGCTTCTCCTGCCCGTTAGAGCAAGCTTTCACCATCCTCTTCTTGCCTGGTCTGTCAGAAGCCACGACACGGTTACATTTCATCTTTGATTTCTCAGCCATTACTTTTTCTTTGCAGCTTTCTTCATAATAGCTTTAACGACTTTCTTTGCAGCGGCTTTCTTTACTGCAGGACCTACAGCAGCAGGTGACTTCAGCATTGAAGAAGCGGGCAAACTTGGTTTGTCTTTTTTCATCGCTTTTGATTTTGGGGGTTTAAAAAATTATTTTTTTGGTTTAGGCATTGTTGCCCCTTTTACCACTTGAGTACAAGGCTTGTCCATATTATTTTTATATTTGTATTACAAATATAATTAAATGAAATCAGATTATTTAAAGTATTGGAGAGTTATACGACAATACGTAAAGATTAGGTACGAAATTGGACAGGCAGACCTAGACATGCTCCTGTTCCTCTACTCAGAAAGCTATTTCGGTAAAGACAAGTTCCAAGAGTTCGCCCAATTGGTAGCTTGGGACAAGGTTCGGTTCAACAGACTGCTAAAAGAAGGGTGGATTGAGAACCTAAGGGGCTCAAGAAGGAACATAAAGGCAATATACTGCCTGTCCTTCAAGGCCAAAAGGATGATTACCTCAATCTACAAGAAACTAAATGGGGAAGAAATCCCAATGAACGGGGAAAATAACCCCATGTTCAGGAAAAATGTGTCATATACCGACAAGGTTTACCGGAATATGATTAAAACCATGAACGCCCACACCAAAAAGAACAAGTCTACAGAACAAGAACTACATCACGTTCCTGAATAATACTGTACTGCTCATCGTGGATAATCATGGTATAACTCTGAGCCTTGTCATAGTAAATCTCATCACCCTCAGAGATTGCCTTGACCTCTGTGCCGGGAGTTACCACCACCCCACGCTTATACCTCAGCTGATTGGTGTCATCTCCGGACAGGATTAACCCCGATGCCGTCTTAACTTCCTCGTCAACATGACGAATAACAATGTTTTTGCCTATTGCTTTCATTTTTCTTCTTTTAAACGCTCGATGTAAAGCACCGCATCCATCAACTCCTCCTGCAAATGCGTAATCCAATCCAACCAATCAAGGTCACGCCTCTCTAGCGTAGTACCATACTTACGGATGCCCTCCTCACTCCTCTGAGTGAAACGCTGCTTTACTATCTCGACTATGTTATCCTTTATCTTCATAAATAACGCCTTCATACATTCCGCAATTTGGACACTCAAACCGGTCGGACCTGCTCTCCTCAACTAAACCATTACCCCAATCAATCACGTCTACGTGTATGTAACCCAACCACTTATGGTCGCACTCCAAACAAACTATCGTGTCAGCTTCGTATCGTACCCCAACCTTCACTTGGTCTCATATGAGCGCGCCATCGTGATGATAGCATTGGTTGAAAGGATAGTTGTTGCAACAGACACCGCATTCTGCAAAGCAGAACGGGTGACTTTCAACGGGTCAATAACACCCATCTTAATCAAGTCACCAATCTTACCCGTCTTCACGTTCAACCCCACACCCTCACCAATGTCTGATGTGTAGTAGTCCTCAGCCTTCAAACCGGCATTAGTTAGTATCTGCTCAAGCGGTGCTTTCAATGCACTATCCAAAATCGCAGCTGCTATGTCCTGCTCCTCGGAGGCAATCTCGCCTAGTAGGGTATATACCTCTACTTCGTAGAGGGCTTTCCCCCCACCGGGAAGGATTCCCTCCTCTAAAGCTGACCTCACAGCGCACACAGCATCGTCAACACGGTCGTATAACTCCTTCTGCTCTAGGTCGGTATTGCCGCCAACATAAATGACCCCTATGCCCCCCGTAAGAGACGCTATTCGCTCCACTAAGAAATCCTTGTCAGCCTTCTTGGTCGCAGACTTGTGCGCATCCCACAACTGAGACACCCTCTCCTCAACCTTCTGAGGGTCTATCTTCGAATCACTCTTAATCAAAACAGTCCTATCCCTTCCAACAATCACCTTGGCAGCATGACCCAAATCAGAATAGCTGATATGACTCAAGTCATCACCGGTCTTCTCACTGAAGTAGGTAGCACCTACTGATACCGCCAAGTCCTGCATCAACTCATGCTGCTTATACCCAAAGCTAGGCGGCTGAACCGCACAAATCTTCAAGTTGTTCTTCATCACATTGGCAGCAAACGTATTGACCACATTGTTGTGACACGGAGCCACAATCAAAAGCTTCTTCCCTTCCTGTATAATTGGTTTCAATACGTTCTCAATCTGCAAAATATTTCCTATCTCAATGTCAGCTACCAATACCATCACATCCTCAAACACACACTCGTCCTTCTTTTGGTCGTTGATAAACAACGGACTCAAATACCCCCTGTCAATCTTCAAGCCCATAGTGGTCTCAGCATACGTATCGGTTGTTTGTGACCGTTCTACCGTTACAATACCATTACGACCAACATCCTTGTAAACCTCAGCTATAATCCTACCTATCTCCTTGTCATTGTTAGCCGAAATAGACGCAATGTCCACCAACATACTGCTCGATACCTTCTTGCTCCTCCTGCGAAGCTTATCCACCGTCTTATTGCTTATCTCCAACATCTGTCTCAACACCTCAGTCCGATTGTGGTGGGGCTTCATCATACTTAGTCCTCCAAGCACTAGCGCTTCCGTGAGCACGATTGCCGTTGTCGTACCATCGCCTGCAAGGGTAGCTGTCTTATCAGCAGCCTCCTTCATCATCTTGACCGCCAAGTTCTCAACAGGGTCCAACAAGTCAACCGCCTTCGCAACAGTTACCCCATCCTTCGTGACAGTAATACCATGAACATGATGTGGACTCTCTATCAAAACAGTATTGCCATTAGGACCCAACGTGCTCTTAACAGCACCGGCAATTTTCTTAATACCTGAAACCAACTTAATACGGCCCTCTTCCGAGAAGACCAATTCCTTAGGTGAATATTCCATTTGATTTGATTTAATATACCATGCGTAGCATGGCATAACAAAAGTAAAATGATTTAATGATATTACAAAAGCTTATTCCAAAACCACCATGTCAATCTCATCCTTCCCTATATATATATATATATTTACCTCCTTTTATTATTTATTTCCCACTAGAAATCGGAAAAAAAATCGACATAATTGACAGTAGTTTAATAATCAATTAGTTAAGTGTCATAAAATCTATCATTCAATGACAGATAATCGGGTAATATAAAAAGAAGAAGGGAGAAACCACCAAAGTGACCCCTCCCTAATTTAAACAAGATTTCATAAATCTCGTCTAATCCTCTTTTTTACCCATCATGGACTCAACCATCTCAGAACGCATCTCCGCCCTGTAAATAGCCTCAGTCATCATCTCAATCTTCTTCTCACGCTTGAGGTCCTTCTTAATCTGAGCCGCCTGCTGAATGCCGGTAACTCCATTCGGCCTATTGTTTATAAGCCTGCCATTCTTAACAGTTAAATCGTTGTACATAAAATAAAGTTTCAGTAAAGATAAGCAATTGCGTAATTCAGATATGCGTAGTACGGGGGTTATATAGCGGTTCTGCGAGCGTGGGCCCCGCCCGGAAACGACTTTTTTTTGAGGGGGTGGGGGTCTGACCTTGCCCTGCTTCGGTCGATTTTTTAGCTTTTTGCCACATGATAGGAGCGCCACACCTGCGCTGTTCGAAATTGCCCCGCCCCCTGCCCCGCATCCTGCGCAATATTCACAGCCCTGTTAATTTATTCAATATCAACGCCTTGCAAGGCTTACCTCAAGTAAAACTTAAAACAAAAGTGTCTTCGAAGACACCCCGAAGAGGGGGTTAACCCCCCGCTCTATTCATTCCCCGTCAAATTTTCGTCTATTCAATCAACTAGCTCAATCCCTTTGTTGACAATGGTTTGCGCTGAAATGAAAAGTATTTCGGAAAAAAGTTTCAAATATTTTTGGAAATGTAAAAGTATTGAACTAGTATTGTGAAATATTTAATCATTAAACACAAAAACAATGAGCAATTTACTTTCAATCGAACAGGCGTTTCTTAGTAATCCCGAAGTGAAGAGGTTCTTGAATCTCCAAACCATCAATGCATTGAGAAGAGCCGACACCAATGCACAGAAGAAAAAATTTGACAACAGCATTCTGTTGGCCAATGCCGTTAAGGATTCATTTGCTTGGTTTTCCTCAGAAGAGGGCAAAGCCAAGATGAATGAGGAGGGCATAAGTTGGACAAATGAGGAGTTTTTCCTAAAGGTGTTCGGGTGGCAGAAATCCTTCAGCTACAAATTGCTTAAGGTCGGCAAGTTAGACTTTAGGGTAATTGAGAATTTCAATCAGAAATGCCTTGAGGCTGAAGGCAGGGGTGAAGAGGTGGTAAGGTCTATTGAAAACTTGCTGAAGTTTGCAAAGGCTGTGGAGCAAGGCGAAGAGGGTGGAAATGGCGAAGAGGGTGGTGAAGGCGCTGAAGTGGAAACAAGGTCAGCCACAATTTTTACCCTTGCTTTCAAACATCCCGACAAAAACATTTCAATCCGCATTAATGAGGCGGGTGAAGTCAAAACTACCAATTCAAGGGATGAAATTCAGTCGGCTATCAACTTTTTGATTGATGCCATGAATTCAGCGCAATAGGTTTGCTGATGATGGCTTGAATAGCCGAAACGGGGGTCAAACCCCGTCCAAACCATTAAAATTTCAATTTATGCAAAATTTAGAGTTCACATTGCAAGGAAACGGCTTAAACAGATACCGTCAAATGGTGTCTAGGGGTCAAGTTCAAGAATACCACAACAAGCCCCACCCCGTCAACATTTCGGGCAAGGCAAAGAAGGGTGACATTGCGGGTCTCAAGAAGGCTCAAAGGGGCAATCTCATTGAGTCTTTCGGTGACTACAGGAGCAAGTTCACCATTGGTTTTGAGGTAGAGAAAAACAGCCTACACCGCAGCGCTGTTCGTGAATATGAGCTGTTCTGCGGGTTTGAGAAGGACGGCTCATGTGGCTATGAGGCAGTCACCCACATTCTGCCCCTTGTTCCTGCATCCACATGGCGCAACAAGGTTTTCGACATGATGCATAAGGCAGACCGTATCATTGAAGACCGTTTCAGCCCTTCAGACAAACGCTGTGGTGGTCACATTACCATTGCTGTTGAAGGGTTCAATGGTAACGACCTAAGGGGCATGGTAAGGGGAAATTGTGGCATTGTTTACGCCTTGTTTCGCAACAGGTTAAAAAACACCTATTGCAAGTACAACAACAGGATGCAGACCTATTCTGAGTGCCCATCCCACCTTTGGGATAACAAGTACCAAGTTGCCTTGGTCAAAGACAATTGCCTTGAGTTCAGAGTGCCTTCCCGCTTCGAAAGCGTTAAGCAGATGATTCGCAGGTATGAACTGATGCATGAGTTGGTTGATTTCTCAGTCAACAAGCCTAATGGGTCACATGAGGCGTTTCTGAAGACCATTCGCCCCATCATCAAATCCATGTACAATGGTGACGAAGAGAAGACCAATGAGATTCTTGAGTTGGCAAGGCATTTCCGAAAGTTCATTCTTACCGGAACAATCCACGAAAGCATCCAACAGTATCTTTAGAGTGCGAAGGGGGGTGTCTTCAAAGACACTCCCACCGTCCATGGGTGTTTGCCCATGCTGATGAGCCCAAAAGGGCGAAACGGAAACAGCCACGCAGAGCGTGACTGCCCCCCTCAGAAACCATCAAAACCATTAAACATGAAACATTCAGAACCAAACACAGCCTTGCTCTTGACCATCATTGCCTTCCTTCTTTTACTAGGTTTAACCATTAAATTTTAATCACATGACACAGACCTACCATTTCGATTGGAGCGCCACAATGGAGTTCTTTTTAGCCTCTAAGGGCATTGCCTCAGACACTAGCGATGCTGACATCATGTGGATTACCCTTGAGGGGTATGACGATACCAATTTCGTCAATCTCATGCTTGAGTATGCCAAGTGGCTACAAGAAGCCGAGCATGACATGAGCATCAACCCCCACGCCGATGGGTCGAAGTACCACCGAGGTTAACTGACGATGGGTTGAATACCCGAAACGGGAGCGAGGAACGAGCAACCCCTCCCGTCTTAACCAATTAAAATTTAGCACATGAAAAAGTACAAGTTCCCACAGATTAAGGTGAAGGTCAGTGTCACCAAGGGTGACAGGGTGACTATCACAAGCCCCGAAAAAATGGTTGAGGTTATGCGCTCAATCTTCAATGCCGACACAATTTTATGGACAGAAGAGGTCATCATGGTGTGCCTTAACAGAGCCAATGATGTTGTTGGGTACTACCGAGTAAGTTCGGGCGGGTTCAGCGGGACAGTTTTAGACCCAAGGGTTGTAATGACCATAGCGTTGCAGAACGCCTGCTCTTCAATCATCCTTGCCCACAACCATCCAAGTGGCAACCTCAAACCTTCTGATGGCGACAGGTCAATCACTGAGAAGATTAAGAACGCGTGTGCATTCTTTGACATGAAGTTGCTTGACCATCTCATTATCACAGATGAAAGCTACTATTCATTCAACGAGAATGGATTAATTTAATTTTGTTTATATCTAGAATTGTATTATCTTTGAACTAAAATTGAACAACATGACAGAACAACAGCGTTTAGAAGTTATTCAAGGGGTAATCGACAGACTGCTTTACCTCAATGATGCAGACAAGAAAGAATTCATGATGTACATGGATGCCTTGTTTTCAGTCTACAAGCATGACAGGCACACCAAGTGGGGTGCTGAAGTTTATAACAGCAAAACCGAAGACCATGAGGCGTGAAAAAATCATGTGCAGGGGTTGTGAGCAATCCCATGAGATGAATCCCGACAAGTGGGTGGAAGAGAGGTCAGATGCGTATGGAATAAGTACAGGTCATTGGTGTGACGAGTGCTACGATGGTGACAAGTATCCATACAGGCGTGACCGATACCATGACTACATGGATGCGGGCGAGTATCTTGATGATGATTATTAAACCAAACAGTATGAAAAAATTTAGAATCACGAACAGAAGAAACGATTCAGTCCTTGTATGGCACGTAGTAACGCCCTATGCGGAGATTCTTTTCGAGTGCAGTCCTCTTGTCTTCGAATACCATGAGTTGATGCCTGACGGCACAGACAGGTGGCTCAGGAGTCTTCAGGAAATCAAGGATGCCATTGCCAATGGGAATGACATCGGAATTGAGGTCGGTTGGGTTCCGACAAATTAACACCCAAGAACTGAGAGCAATGAGCGAAGGTGGTTCGTTACCACCCTCAGTTCCTAACCAAATCAAAACACAATGGAATCAGAAATGCTATTCAAAGTCTACTATGGTGGCGTCTTCATTACAGACATCATAGCACACAGCAAGTGGGAGGCAGTTGAGAAAGCTTGGACAAAGTTTTCAGCCACCCGTCCGCTACTTGTTAGAGAAAAATTTAAGGCAAGATTGAAAAAGTAAATTTGGCAGTGTTCAATTATTGTCGTATCTTCGTTCATCTTTAGTACATTAACCGGGTTCTGTGTCTTCGAAGACACTACCCACAAACCAAACACTATGTGCATAATCATTATCAAGCAGAAGGGTATGACCCTTCCGAAGGAGGTTGCAAAGACCTCAAGCAGAATCAACCCGCATGGGTTAGGAGTTATTTGGTTGGACACCTTCGAGGTGACATACCACAAATCAAACCAATACAAAGTATTGGATACCGACAGACCCTTCATCTGTCACTTTAGATACGCCACAGTAGGCGCTGTAAATCAAGAGAATACGCATCCATTTAGGTGCGGGAACAACAGGCATGAGTGGTTGATGATGAACGGAACTATCATGGGCATGGGCAATGCCAAGAAGAGTGATTCAAGGGTACTTGCTGAATCGTTGGGGGATGTTCCGAGGCACACATGGAAGAGGGAGTTGGAGAAGTATGACAGCAGGTTCGTGACTATCAACACCCGCAACAGAACGTTTCAGATGTACAACAAGCACTTGTGGATTCAGCGTGATGGCATTTGGTACAGCAAGGGCAATGTGCTTGAGGATAATTTAGTTGCGGTGTATGGAACGCTCAAGAAGGGGTACAGCAACTACAATAGGTTTTTGACATCCTCAAAACATTTGGGCGCAGGTAAGACAGAAGACAAGTATCCGCTAATCATATCGGGTTTGCCCTACCTCTTTGAGATGAAGGGCATAGGGTACAATGTTGAGGTTGATGTGTTCAAGGTTAGTGATTCAGTGATGAAGGGGTTAGATGCGTTGGAGGGTCATCCGAATTGGTACAGGCGCAAGCAGATACCAATCAAGATGAAGGACGGCAGGACGCTAACTTGTTGGATATACTTTAACATAGCTGACAAGTACAGAGGGCAGGAGGTTCATGAGACCTACACACAGTCAGTGTCATTCATCAAGCAGAGCGAGACTAAGAAGTGGTGGGAGGAAGATGAGGATGAGGTGCTTGAGGCTGAGAGGAGGTTGGGTAGGCAGTTGTACTTTGACGAGTTGAGTGACGATGATGAGTTCGATGTGAAGAACGAGAAACCTATCTGTATAAATTGTTTTAATGACCTTGACCATGACGGATTCAGTAACTATCATTGCAATGGATGTGACGATTGGTTTTCTGAGAACGAAGTCATAACTTACCACGCATAGTGTTGTGTTTTAATGGTTAGTTTACCCCCCGATGTTTCTACATTGGGGTTTTTTCATCGGGTGTCGGAAATGGTGGAGCCTACCTAAGTGTCATGATTCCGTTAATGGTTATGCAGGTTCGAATCCTGCCCCGATGGCTCACTTTAAATCAAATCAAATCAATATGAACCACAAACAAATGACCGAGAGGGCATCAGCCCAACTTGAGATTGACTACCTGCGGGAGCAGTTGTTGATTACAAGAAAGAAGCTAAATGACAGACAAACGCTGAAAGCAAACCTAAAAAAGATGGGCTACTACACAGACAATCTTTGGTGTACCGCGGATGTAACTGAGAGTTACAGCTGTACCGAAGATGAGGCTCAAGGCATCCTAAACATTGCCTTGAGAAATCCTGCCGTTGTAGAGCAAATCTTCTTAGCCATTGACTTCGCAGCGGAATCATTACAAATCCCAAAAACAAACAATTTATGAGAGACATCTTGGAAAACGTTTTTGTGACCGCCTTGGAAGGTGGTAGCAATTATTGGTATTTGATACCAAGCAAGGAACATAAAAAGATTAGGGAAGCGGTTCCCAAGTCTGAAGAACCCGCATTGTCCATGGCAATGTTCATGGCAATCTTTGACAAAGGTGTTGAGGTGGCAATCCATGACCTTGAGAATCCCGAAGAGTGCCTTGGAGTTATAAGCCATGACTCAATCATAGAAAGCGTTAACAACCTGTCAAAGGATAAAAACTTCAGCAGGGTTTGGAGCGCAGAACTGAATGAAGAAGGCGATGCCGACACTAGCGATGCTATTTTTCAGTACCTTGTAATGGGTGAAATTGTTTTCGGATGAATATAATAAACCACGAAAAGACCCCCGAAATCTTAAGACAGATGCGGGAGATTGGTATCAGCGCATACGATGTTTATACCATCATCAACGAGTTAAAATTAAACACTTCAATACTTATGCTATTGGTGGACACCATGCCAATGGAAAAGGTTGAAGAAATTGTTCAACACAAAAAAGAAGATTGGGGATGAAAAACCTAAAGTTTATCGTAGAAATTTTATCGTTTGTCTTCATAGGCTTGCCGGTTATGCTATGCCTATACTTCGGTAATGAAATTTTTTGGATGCTTAAAAAACTAAAGAAATGACAACAGTACAGAAGCTAATTAAAGTATTCGATTCACTTCACAAGAACGGCAATGATTACGAAAGTCTTGTCAGCAGAATCATGAAAGAGGAACTTGAGAAGAGTTTAGCCGATGAGGAGTTCATGCTGAAGACCGCCATCATGTACGCCCTTGACGAGGATGGACATACGGGCGAGTGGAAGGTAAAGTTCGCCCAAAAATATTATGATATGCTAAAGCGCAGCAATGTGAAATAATTGTTGTATATTTGTACCAAATTAAATCAAATTAACATTATGTATTACCAACTACAATCAATCCCCTTGGAGGGAATCAAGACCAAAGAAGAGTTCGTAGAGACAGGCAGAATCGTTCCGATTAGTGTCTTCAAAGACAATTTTTCCAACGAAAATTTGCACGTAGACGCTAGGAACGTCATTGTTTATGCGGGTTCGCACTACATTCAGATACTTAGCACAGCAGAGTTCTTCACCGATGGCATCACAGACAAGGATGTGGATAAGGTTGAAGATTATTTGTGGAAAAAAATTAAATAAATTTTATACGAGTATTGTACATATTAACTATATTCGTTCACTAAATTAAATCTAATGAAGCAGGAAATTTTCAACCAATACGTTGACCGAGTTGTCGACTTGTTTGGGATTACAAAGCAGGAGTTGTTCTCCAAGAATAAGAAGCGGGGGATTGTAGATGCTAGGCATTTGCTTTACTACCTGTGTTACAGAAGACCAATGACCTTTGGTTACATTCAGACATTCATGGAAGCCAATGGGTATGACATCAAGCATTCCTCTATTATCCATGGCGTTAATTCAGTTACTATCAAGGTTAAAGAGGATGCCGACTACGCCCAAGTAGTTAAGGACATTGAGAAAGCAGTATTCATTTAAATCAAAATCAAATACAATGGAATCAGTTTACGGAAAGCTATCAGCGATTAGCGTCAAAGACAAGATTGAGCGTAAGGGTAACTTGGATTACCTATCATGGGCAAATGCATGGGCAACCCTAAAGAGTATCTATCCCGATGCTCAGAGGAAGGTTTACGAAAGCGACCACACCGGTTTAAATTACTTTACAGATGGCGTTACAGCCTACGTGAAGGTTGGTATTGTGGTTAATGGCATTGAGCACATTGACTACCTACCGGTCATGGACTTCAAGAACAATTCAATTCCCATTGCCAAGGTCACTTCAACAGATGTAACCAAATCAATTCAGAGAAGCACTGCAAAGGCAATTGCCATGCACGGATTAGGTCTGAGCCTTTGGACAGGCGAGGATGTACCTGAGATGGTTACTGAGCCAACCAAGAAGGCAGCCGCACCGTCAGATGGCTTGGTTGAACTCAAGAAGGATACAGAGAATTGGGACAAGGTTGTTGCCTACGTTAATGCGAACAAGGAGATTGGTATTGAGAAGATTGGTCAGCAGTTGAGCAGGAAGTACAAGATGAGCCCCGCCATCAAGAAGGATATTGTTGCACTCCTAAATCAGTAATACCATGCAGGAAATAATTGATAAACTCAATGACGACAATGAGTATTACAGTGGCGTGGGTAAATACTACCTATCTAACTCAGACATTGGTGCTTTGTTGTCAAACCCTAAGAACTTTAGGGCGCACAGAGAAGACAACAAGAACTTCGCAGAAGGCAGATTGTTCCATCAGTTGTTAATAGAACCGGAGAAGGCTGTCAATGTACCTCATGTTGATGTTAGCACCCGAACCACGAAGGAGTATAAGAAATTCATTGAAGACAATGGACTTGACTTCTGCCTCCTAACCAAGGAGGTAGAAGAAATCAATACCCTTGTAGCTACAATGAAGAAAAATATTACATTCTTCGATGAAATCTACAGGTCGGGTAACATCTACGAGAAGCCAATGATAGGAGACATCAAGGGTAAGCAGTGGAAGGGTAAGGCTGACATCATTACGCATGATTCGATAATTGACTTGAAGACCACATCAGACATCAATAAGTTCAAGTGGTCGGCAAAGTCTTACAACTACGACAGTCAGTGCTATATATATCAGCAGTTGTTCGGCAAACCATTGGTGTTCTACGTAATCGACAAGGCTACAGCTCAGCTAGGAATCTTCAGACCATCAGAGAACTTCATACGTGGAGGCGAGCTAAAGGTTGAGAAGGCAATTGAAGTATACGAAAGGTACTTCGGAAGCAGTTCTACTGACGACATTGACAATCATTACATTGATGAGATTCTAGATTAATTTTTAAAATTCAAAACAAGTAAACATGGAAAAGGAAAAAGTATTCGCAGACGGATTTTTATTCAAGAGGAACGAGAAATCACCCGACTTCGTGGTAGGAAGGGTGTCAGTAAAGGTTGATGAAGCCATTGCATTCTTGCGTAAGCATGAGAAGAATGGTTGGGTCAACATGGATGTTAAGACTGCACGCAGCGGTAACTTCTACATGGAATTAGACACCTTCGAACCCAAGGGAAAAGGACAGGCTAAAGCACCAAGTCCTGCCCCCGCAGATGATTCATTTGAAGATGTTCCCTTCTAAATTTAATGCCAATAAAACAGGGGGACTTGTTCCCCCTTTTTTTGGCTTTATACCATGACAGATATGACAAATCATTCCTTCCCTATATATATATATATATTCTCTATTATTATTATTATTTTTTTAATTACAAAGGAAAAAAATAATTGACATAATCTATCAGGTGGTTCATTTTCAAATAGTTATAAAAGAAAAAACGACATAAAATCGAC